ATTAATAGATTTTAATACTGTTTCTATTATATTACTTCTTAAATATATAGCTGGTTTGTCCAAATCCCCCACCTTATTTAATATGTCTCCTTGATAAAAAGAATCATCTGTAGCAAAACCAATTAATTTAGATTTTGGATTACGCTGAGAAAACAAAAAATTATAATGATAATTAAAAGTCTTTTTGCCTTCCCATCTATTATAAATAAAATATCTTATTTTAGGAGGAGAAGGAGAACCAAAATCAGCTACTAATTTTTCTATTAATCCTTTTTCTAATAATTCATGAATGGCTAATTCATCATCTAAATCAAACTTAATAAGAATTTCTGTTTGAGATTGATGTAAAGGAGACCAATATTGGAATATACTAGATAGTAATTGTAATATATCGGTTGGACCACCAATACCTCTAGTCATTCTACAACATACTAGAACACTTAATAAACAATCTTGATTTTTATCATAGGGAGTTGCATAATATTTATCATTAAATAATTTCAATTTTATATTGTTATCCATAGTTCCTCGTTAGTCGTATATTTGACATATCTTCAATATCTAAAACTGTACTCATACCAAAAATATCTCCTATATTATCTAAATATTCTAGATTCAAAAAATATTCATCAAAAGCTTCATCTCTAAAAGTAAGAACTTGTTTTCCTGTTAAGTATTTAGTTGGTAATGGTTTGAAATTCTCACTCATCTGTGCATATTCACTGTAATCTGTTGGTAATGAAACTCCTTTAGTTATCATATCATCATATAAAGGAGAGTTAGGATATGCTACTACAGTATAGAGGTTGGCAAATTCACAGTTAAGTTCTTTAGCAAAATCTAAAGTTTCTCTCATAGTATCGTAATTATCTTCCCAAAATCCAAACATGTAATTACCTAAACAGTAAATATCATTATTTTGAGACATTTTTATTACATCTCTAATTTTATCTTTAGTAAAACTTCCTTTTAAAACGCTTTTACGTATCTCATCATTACCGTGTTCAATACCATAAGCTAACCAATTTATACCTGCCTTCTTCATAGTTTTTAGCATTTCTTCATCCATAATATCTATTCTAGCATAAGCCCAGAAATTAAATTTATATCCATTTGATATTATATAATTACATATATCTAAAACTCTTTGTTTCTTAAATACAAATAATTCATCTATAATCTTTATATTAAATACTTTATTCTTAGCAAAATAATCTAAATCTTTGAATATATCTTCTAAAGGTCTTTCAGAATATTTATTACCATAGAACTGTTTAATAGCACAAAAACTACAATTAAAAGGACAACTTATACTAGTAAATAATACTCCATAGGGGCTTCTAGGGACATTACCAAAACAATGCCAATTATGTGCAGTATATTTACTGTAATCTAATAAATCTAATCTGGGAGTACCTAATTCCACAGGATTACAAGGTAAATGATTGTAAGCTTCTACCTTAACCTTTTCACCTATTTTTATTTCTAATTTAACCATTTCTTCTCTTTGTTGTACGTAAGAAGAAGGATGATTACCTGTTGCTAAAATAATTACTTTATCAGGTTTTAATTCCATAACTTTAGAAACAGTTTCATTAGTAGTTAAATTATCAACCTCAGCATCAATTAATCCAATAGTATTGTATTTTTTAGCTAAACTACATAACCATAAAGGAGGTTCACAAGCTTTTAGATTTAAAAGAGCTTTTTGATACGTCTTATTACCATTAGGTTTTACCAATACACAGTTTTCCATAATTATTCTGACCGATGGTCTTTCTTAATTTCTTGAAAGCCTTCTCCTAAAGTTTTATTTATATAATTTTTTAACCCTATTCTGATATGATTATAATTACCAACTTCTAAAGCTATTATGCCAATATCACTTAATATACTTTTATTTTCAGAATTGAATATAAAAGTTGGATGAGGCAACTTTAATTTACCACTTTTAGTAGCTGATTCGAATCTCCAAAGAAAATCATGAACATCATATAGTAATTTACAGAAATTTTCCCATTCAAAATTTGGATGTTTATTTTTTAAATATGAAATACCTTCTTCAAAATCAAAATATTCTCTTTCTAATTCTTCTCCACCAATACGTTCTTTTTTAAGTTTAGATATAGCCCATCTATCTACAATATCTCCCGCATCTCGTATAAATATTTTTGGTACTGTAATAGTTACTAATTCCATTAAAAATTACTCTTTTCTACTTCTTATTTGGATACGTTATCTTTCTTATTTTTTGAGAAAAAGAACTCTCAAATATTAAGTTTTTTGCTTGTGCTAATTGTTTTTCTATAGTGGGGGATAGGATTAGTTTACCTATTTTAGTTATTTCATAATCTTTACCCCTTTCTAATTTTTTACCATTAATTAATATTTCATCTCTTTGTTCAATTAAAGTTTTAACTTTAGTTTCAGGTTCTCTTTTTAACTCTATCTTTTTATTCTTCATATTTCTCCAATTATCTTTTAATAAGATTAAGTTCTTCGGGTCTATGTCTTATAGCTATAATATCTTTCAAATCTACAGTTTTTCCTAATTTATAATATTCAAAAGCTATATGAGGGTCTGCACTTGGACCATGAAATTTTGGATGAAATAAAAATCCAAAATATTTTATTCCTTCTTTAGAAATTATAGGGAATAAAGGAGCAGGAATACCTTTAATACCATCATAACCATAAGTATGGGGTATAAAATCTTCACTTACTCCTAAAACAATTCTATCATCTTTATCTTTTAGATGTTTCTCTAATTTAATATAACTATTTATATCCCAATCTGATGAAATAAAAATAGCATCATCATTCATAGGAATAATATATTGACCTTCAGTATAATTCAAAGCTAATTTATTATAATAAGCGACTATATTAGGAACTTCTCTTCCAAAAATATTTACATCTGTAATAATTTGAGGTAAAACAATAGTTTTAATATTGAAGTTATTAGCATATCGATTACCAATACCAATAATATCAGTATCTCCTTCATCTACTCCTAAAACTATTTCTATACTATTTTTATCAGTAGCGTTATTTAAAATAGAATCTAAAGTTAATGCTATTGTTTCAGGTCTTTTAGTTGGTATTATAATACTAAATTTTATCATTATACAAAGGCTCTACAGAATGGGTCAAAATTCTTAATAAATAAATTTTCAAATTGTTCATTATAAGGATTAAAAGTACATCTACTAGAACAATTTTTACATCCCTCATTAAATACTAAATCATAATGTTTTTTACTTCCCCAGAAATTTAATATCTGTTTAGGGTCAGGAAAATGCTCTCCTAATTTATAGAACTCAAGGTTACGAGTATCAGGACATAAATAAGCATTATTATCTGGGCATATCTGTAAACAAATTGGACTAGCGAAACATTGAGAAAACTTTCTACGTGGAGTAAAGTCTTCGATATTGAATTTATGTACAACGGTATAAACGTGAAAATTTTCATCTTCTAATTTATGACACTCCTCAAATTGTTTATAAATTAATTCTATATCATAGAATTTTTGTTTTTCTTTCCAAGTTTCCATTCCTTGATGTCTTAAATCTGCAGGTCTAGCATGAAAATCTTTTGCTCCTAAAGACTTAGCTAATTTACAAGCTTCATATATTTCCGTTTGATTGTAATCGAAGATAAGGAACTTATAAGATACATCACAATTAGTATTTAATTCTTTTGCTCTTTTAGACATTTTACTTATATTTTCAGTAGCCTTATTAAAGTAATTAACTTTCCTACCTACTGAATAAGTTTTTTCGTTACCTGAATCAATAGAAACACCTATCCATCTACAATTTTGTACTGCTACATCAATAGTTTCATCATTAAAATTAATACCGTTAGTAGCAAAAGAGTTTTGCATACCTAAAGAAGTAGATAAAAGTAAAGTGTCCCATATTTTAGTATGTAGGGTTGATTCTCCTCCTCCACCAAAACAAAGTCCTTTAACTCCCCATTCACCAAAAAATTTAGTTAAATTAATGATGTGTTCATCTGTTAAACGACTAATTTTATCCCCTAAATATTTACCAAAATTACAATGATTACAATGTAATTGACAAGCTCCTATAGTATCAAAGGATACTTCTATAGGCGGTAGTGGGGATTTTCTTACACCAATTCTCCAATCATTAATCGCTTGATATTGTTCAAAATAAGTAAGTCCTTTTTGACTATTAAACGAGTTATAAGAATCACCCCATTCTTTCATTGTTATTTATTTCCTTCCGTTTTAGGCATTTCCCAAGCTATTAATTTATCTTTATTTTTTCTTAAAAAATAAGTGTCTTTTACTTCTTTACTTTTACCAAAAGTAACTTGTGCTCCACATTCTCCACAAGAAACTTTAACGTATTCATATCCATCATCTTTAGTTACATAACTACGTAAACCTAATTTATCCGAGCTACAAAGTCCACATTTGTATACATCATAAAAACCTAATTTCTGAGATTCTTGAACTAACTCAAATAAATTATTTCCTTCAACTATAAACGTATAAGTATTCTTACCTATTGTTTTGTTAAACGTCATTTGCATAGTACTACTTCTCCTTATTAAATCTCTTTATATAATTACCTAATTCTTCTATTTGATTAGGTATTATATCTTGAGATATTTTATTATGACAATTGGGGTCTCTAAAAAATCTTTCTCTCATTGAATTAGCTGTTTCATCTCTAGGTGCTTTTCCATCGTGATAACTTAAATGTTCTATTTCTATTTCAGGTATATGTAATATTCTATTTACTCCTGAATATAATTCATACAAACATCTATCAGCCCCCCAAGATAACAATTGAGGATGAAAATACATTCCTATAGTTTGAAAAGCTTCTTTAGTAATAAGAGGGAAACAAGGATGTTTTGCTTGACTTCCTCTTTCAGAAACACTAATATAAGCTATTCTATCAGGTTTATCTTTTAAATAAGCTTCTATTTTTTCTTCTAGTATTTTATCCCAATCTTTTGTAATAAATCTAACATCATCGCCAATAGAAAATAAGTAATCACCTTGAGCTTCTTTAGCAAGAAAATTATAATAGTCTCTATTTAAATAATCGCTTCTTGTTCCTATAAAACTCTTAATAAAAGTATATCTACTATCTAGTTCTATTAAACTATCTCCATCTTGTTTAATTAATAATTCTATATTGTATTGGTCTGAAACTGTATTTAAAACGTTTTCTCTTAAATCATCAATATTCTTTTGCCTACCTCTGGTTGGACAAAGTAAACTTATCATTTAAAATTTTCTCCCCACAATAATCCTTTTTCGACTCGTTCATTATGTTTCTTTTTATCTTTAGTTAGATATTTTCTAACGTCTAAATGAGTAGAGTCTTCGTATTTCTTATCAAATACCGGATGGCAATGTATTAATCTAGCATTTTCATCGAAAAAATGTTTACCTATCTTAGAGGAATATTCGTATAATTCTTGGTCTAAAAAGAACCTATTATATTCTTCACAAAATACTTTTTTGTTGGGAAATCTTTCAGTGAATTTTTTTCCTATAGCTCCAAAAGCGGCTTTACATTGTTGATTAATAGGAATATTTTCTTGATACAATCCAATAACTCCGTCAAAATCAGGAAAATTCTTTTCCATACTATCTATAGAGTTAATTAAACAGTCGGGAGAAAGAATAACATCGTCATTGAGATAAAATATTATATCCGCATTAGATTGTTTAATATGATTATTCCAAAAACTGGAAGCATTATATTCTTTTTCGTATCTAGTTAATATCCAAGTATATTTACTAAGTAGTTTATCTATAAAATAGTATTCTTTTTCGTCCGAAAAGTAAACATAAGTAAAAAAATTATAATCTACTTTTTGTTTAGCTTCTACTATACTACCTAAACATTTTAAAAGTTTTATTTCCCTATTTTTGGTAGGTATAACTACTTCGATTCTCATATTAACTCTTTAATTTTTTATTGACTGCTGAATGAGTTCTTTCGATACCTTTTCCTAATTTATTATGCCATATTCCTAAGAATGTATTAACGTCTTGTTGAAAATAATTTTTACGGTGTTCTTTATATCCTTCATCTTCAACTTGTCTAGGAATAACTATAGCTTCTTTACATATCTCAACCTTGCCACCTTTTTCCCAAATCCTTAAAGATAAATCAATATCACACCAACTATATTTAAATTCAGGTCTAAATAATATACCGCTAGATAAGATTAAATCTTCTATACTAATACATCCGTAACAAGCATAAAGTTTATTATAAGCTCCAAATGGACCAATTTCTTTACCTGAATCTGTTTGCATTTTAAATGCTCCTAAGAAAGGATGAGTAGATTGAGAATCCATAAAATCTATCATCTTTCTTAAACATCCTTTAGTAGGTTGAACGTCATCACTAAAATAAATTATATATTTACCTTGGGCAATTCCTAATCCTAAATTAGTAGCGTGAACACTACCTTTTTTATTAATATCATTTAACCATATAGTGCCTATTTCTTCACAAGGAAAAGGACTAATCACAATTATTTCGTAATTAACATCCGAATTAGTTTGTTTCCATTCTTTTATTCGTTGTTTAACTAACTCTTCCCTTACCGAAGGAAGTAATATTGTTATTTCTTTATTCATAATATACCTCTCTTTATAAAAAGATTTCTAAAAAACTCAATCCATTTTTCTCTATCAAAATTTGTTTTAATATGACATTTTTTACATAAAGCAATAAGGTTTTTTGGTACGCTATTTTCTTTATTATAATCTATGTGATGACAATCTAATTTATCTGTTTTAAACATTACTTGTTTTTCACCACATATTTGACATTTAAATTTATCTCTAAATAATATGCTATTACGAAGATTATTATCGAATCCTTTATATTTTTCTTTATCTTTACCACCTAAGTATGCGGGGTTATTTTTACCTTTATTAGCACAAGAGTAACATCTTTCAGCGGTTTTAGATATTTCTTTACCGCAATCTACACATTTATTCATTTAAATCCTTTTCAGTGTGAAAACACTCTAAACAATCATTACACCTAAGATAGTATACCCATAATTTTCCATCAGGTTTGTCGTAATAAAGTATAGTATTTTGAGACTTACATCTAGGACAAGTTTCCATTTAATCTCCTAAAAAATTCCGGATAATCTATTTTTTCAAAGCAATTTATTTTTGACTTCGGAGAAACATTTACTATCTTAGTTTTATAATTAAGATAATAATCAAATTCTTCAACTTCTTTTTTAACTTGATTATTATTTAAATAAAGTTCAGGTTTATTTACACCTGAAGATATTATATTTAATTTATTTTGATAATAATGAGTTATATCTTTATTCTCAATTTTACCAAAATCATATCCTAATATATAAACTAAATTATATTCTTCTTTACAAGCTAAACTTAAAGCAAAGAATCCAGATAATCCCATAGAACCAACAAATATTTTATTAGAACTTAGTGCTTCGTTTCTATTTCTACTTGTATCATAAGTATTTATTTCTGTAATTAAAGCGTACTTATTATTTTTTTTAGTATGGCAAGAAACTCCTTGCTTATATAAATTCTCTAATTGAGTAAGGTTGTTTCTAAAGAAAGAAGTGTCAATCCATAATTCTCTTTTCGGTAAAAATGGCATAGTCATAAATGCAAAATTAATAGACCATATTTCTTGCTCTTTTATTTTATCCCATAAACCAAGATTAATTCCTTCTTCAACTGAAGCTCCCCCTCCTATTACAATACAAGATTTCACTCTTCCATTATTTGCCCTAACGATGTACCTAAAACAGATATTATAAACGCAGCTTCTCCTCTCGTCATTTCTATTTTTAATTCAGATAATAAACCTTTTAAACATAACCAAATAACATCATTTTTATATTTAGTGCCTTTTTTATTTATTCCTGAACAAATATAATTTTTTTTATTTGGTGATATTTTTAATGTTAAATCACACTTTTTATTTTTATTAGGACATTTCATGGTTAAATCTTTCCACTCTAAAAATAGACCAACAAGAAGTAGCCATCCATTCTTTACCATCTAATCTATCTTTATAATAGTTTACTTTTTGACCAGAAATACTATCATAAAATCCTTCTTCATTTTGTTTAATCATTGGTCTTCCACCAGTTATTTTAAAAAATATTTTTATCATTATTTCTCCAATTCTATAAGGTTTATATTTTCATCGTTCGTTGAATATCTATGTATTACGCATATTAATTGGAATGGTAAATCTTTAAATAATTTTAAAACATATTGTATATTTTCTTCTGTTAAACTAGAGAATCCTTCATCCGCTATTATTAAGCCTTTTTCTCCTTGTTCAAGAAGAATAGCTATTTTAAGAGCTAGAGATAAAATTAATTTTTGTCCCATAGACATTTCTTTATAAGTATATTCTAATTCTTCTTTATATAATACTATATCAAAATCATCCTTAAAAGAAATTTTTAGATTGATTTTATCTAAAATACTATTCATAATAGGTTCTAATGTTTTTATCCATTCAGTAATAAACCTACCATAAAAATAATCTATTTCTTTAATACACTCATTCATTATTAATATATCTTTATTACTATATTTAAAATCTTTTTGTTTTATTGCAATATCTAGTTTATCTTTTAGCTCTTTTAATTTAATTAGTTTACTACTATATTTATCTTTAAGATTGTTTCCTATTTTATAAACTTCCTGTTCAAGTGAAAATTCCTTTTCTAACGGAAGTAGTTTATTCTTACATTTATCTACTTCTAATAATAAATTTTGATTTACTGTTTCTTTTATTTCATTACTTACTTTTTGAGTACAGGTTGGACATATATCTAAACTTTTTATTTTATTTAATTTAGATAAATGAAAATCTTTTTCCCCTTGAACTTTTCCTATTTTTAAATTAATATCACTTATTACTCTAACTTGATTTTCAATTTCTTTTTTAAAATTATTACATCCATCAGTAAATCTATCAATATATTTATTAATTATTCCTAATCTTTTTTCTGAGGGATAGTGGTTAGAAATACATTTATCTTTATTATAAAATTCTCTTTCACGTTTTTTATCCAATAATTGTTGGCGAATACTATTAAACCAATCTTCTTGAAAAGAAAGTAATGTTTTCTTTATTGAAGTTTTACCTTCTCCTAATACATTAATACCTTCTTCACTATCTATAGTTCTAAATTTTTTAAAATAATCTAAATTTTTAAATAACTTACCTATATATTCCTGTGCTTCTTTATTATTGAAATCTAGTTTTATTCCATCTTCATAAATAGTTAAAGAACTAGGAAATTTTCTTTCAATTATTATTTTCTTTTTCTGTTCTTCAAATTCTATTCTTACTTTATATTCTTTATTTTTTAATTTACGATTTGCTAATTTTTCTAAAGTAGTATTAGAGTATCCAAATAAACAAAATAAAAAACTATCTCTAGCTAGAGTTGATTTTCCTATTCCGTTATCGCCAGTAATAAGATTTAATCTATCTAATTTAAAAGTAATATCATCTTTAAAACATTTAAACCCTTTTAGATTTATTCTAGTAGCTATCATCTATTCTCCGTAAATACTGCTTTTAATTCTTTTTTAACTTCTACGTCTTTAATACTCTCTAACCAAGTATTTACTATTTCTTCTATACTTTTTTTAGAAGAAATTTCAATATCATTTTTTTCTGTTTCAAAATCAAGTTTTACTTTGAATTGATAGAATTTGTTTTTATATTCTTCTAATTTATTACTTTCTTCTTTTAATTGTTTAAAATTTCTTATAACATATCTAACCTTAGTTCTACTATTAAGTTTGTCTAAGTGATTTAATCTAAAAACATCTACCATAGGTATTGGACTTTTCAATTCTACTATATTAATATTATCATCTTTTAATAAGGCTATACATTTTTTAGTGTCCTCTACTTCTCCAAAATCTACCCACAAAGGACTACCTATATGTAATCTATTTTTACCCAATACTTGAAAGGAATGTTGATGTCCTAAAAATACTTTATTATATTTATCAAAATCATTGAGTTTTCTTTTTGCTGAATTAAAAGATTTAATACTTTCCTCAACAAAAAAATGTCCATAGTAATTATTATCTAGTTCTAAACTTTCAGAAACTTTTACTCCTAAAGACAATAAATATTTAACGGTATTTTTATCGTGATTACCTTCTAATAAATAAACCTCTTCATATTTATCAACAAATTGTTTCATAATACTAGTACCAAATATTAATTCTTCTGAATTAAGAATTTTTCTATCAAAATAATCTCCAATACAAATAACTCTATTAGCTTTATAAGACATTATTTCAGAAAAAACTTCTTCTAATTCAGATATATTTTCTTTAGCAATATGTGAATCAGTCCAAATTAAACTAGTCATTTATTTCTACTCTAGAAACTTTTATTAAAGGTTTTCCGATTAAATCTCCATTAAATAACATAGCCATAGTTACAACACTATCATCCAATTCACCTTCAAAACAAAAATTTAAAGTTATTTCTTCCCCAATTACAATATCATCTTCTTCATCTAAACTATCAATATAACCATCTTTAAATAATCTTTTTAGCATATTAATATTTTTATCAGATGCTTTTACTGTAAAAAGTAGGTTTATAGCGTTTACATCTACCATAGATGAATTCCTTTATAGTTTAAAGTTAAATTACTTTAGTATAAATACGTTAGGAGAGATTTCTTGTAGTTTCTTTTCTATTAACGTAATTACCTCTCTAATTTGAGGGTGAGCAAATTTAGAAGTCCTTAATTCTATTATCTTTAACCATTCTCTAAAATTTGCAGTAATTACTATTTCTGTTTTTAAAGAGTTTGGTAGTACTGAACGAGCTATTTCAGGTTTTACTCCTGCAACTATCATGTCTTTATATATATTCTCAGCAAACAACATTGCAGATTCCCATTTACATTTAGATAAATCATCTAAATAAGGAGGTTCGATTACTACTAACCCTTCTTTATAGTTAACGTATCTGGTACTTTCTTGAGCAAAACTACAAAGTCTGTGTCTAACTAGTTCATGAGAAACTCCTCTATCACAAATAATTCTAAAAGAAGCTACAGCGTGTTCAACCATAGCTAAATGTCCTCGTTCTACCAAAGACTTACAAAATTTACCAGAAGAAATATCAGTTATTTTAGCTTCAGATTTATAACAAGTTCTGCCTGCTAACTCTATTGCTTTTTCTGGGTTAGAAGTATACCATAGTAATTCTATTGAAGGTTTTATTATTTTCATTTTATTCTCCTAATAAACTTTCATCTTCTAAATATAAAATTTTATCTGTATAATATTTAATCCAATAATTTTTGTTTGAGGTTGTTTTTCTGTGACATCTCATACATAAAGATAAAAGATTTTGAAGATTATTATTTTTCTTATTATAATCAATGTGATGACAATCTAATTGCCGACCATTTTCTAATTGAGAACATCCACATTCTTGACAAGTGTATTTATCCCTAAATCTCACTTGTTCTTTAAGAGAATTATCAAATTCTTTCCCATATTCTTCAAAAGATTTTCCGTTTTGCCAATTCCAATGATTTTTAGGATTAGATAATCTCTTTAAATTATTTATATTAATATATTTAATGTGACAAGAAGAACATCTTTTAGCTAATGAATATTTAGTTTCTTTACCGCAATCAATACAAATAGATATTTTACAATATTTACCGTGTTTATAACTACTATTTAATTTTCCCTTTTTAGCACAAGATTTACAATATTTCTTAGCATTTCTATTTATTTCTTTTTTACAATTTTTACAGAATTTCTGTTTCTTCATATTCGGTATATTCCATTTTAGATTCTTTTAATAATACTCTACTGTAAATATCGTAATCATTGGCTTTTAAATAAACTAATCTTTTTATTCCACTATTAATAATTTCTATCATACAAGGACAACAAGGTAATGGACAATAACAATAAAGTGAAGCTCCCTTAGTGGATATACCATTTTTAGCTGCTTGGTTTATAGCATTTCTTTCAGCATGAGCTGCTTGACATAGATGTAACCCTTTACCTGATTTATATCCAAATAATCTTCTAGGACAAATATCAACTACATCCCCTTCATCTATTTCAATACCACCGTAATTCTTTACTATATTATTATAGAATTCTATAGGTCTCATTTCACAGTGAAGTACTCCCTTAGCAGCTCCATTATAACCAGTTGACACTACATTCTTATCTTTAACTAAAACTGCTCCAATCTTACGAGACATACACTTACTATTTTTAGATACTTCTCTAGCTAATCTAAGAAAATATAAATCCCAATCTAACTCATTCATTAGAAAGCCTTTCCGTGTTTTTGAGGTCTAGTTTGATTATATTCGAGTTTTTTAGAAATTTGCCACTCTAAATCAATTCCTTGACTTTCAGCTAAATCTGCAATACGAATAACAGCATCAGCTAATTCCATTTCAAATGATTTTAATTCTTTTTCTGCTCTTTGTTTTGCTTTTTTGATGGAAGAAATATGAACATTAAATTTTTCTGCCAATTCTTTTAATGATTTATTTTGATATTTAAAATTAGATAATATATCCAAACATTGTTCGATAGATAATTTTTTGGACATATTTTTTAATTTATGTTCTATAGCGTGTTTATTATTTTCACTAGAAGTACACCACTCTAAATTATTAATATTATCATCTAACTTATTACAATTTATATGATTAACATACCTCCTATTATTATCTATAGGTAAAAAAGCTAAAGCAACTAATCTAGAAATTTTAAAAGTTTTTCCTCTTAAAGCTACAGTACGGTAACCTTCTTTTGTAATATAAGGTAATAATATTCTTTTGGGTTTAATATAAAAACCTTGACCTCCCCAAGTTTTTATTCCAATAGAACGAACATTTCCCCAATTAGAAACAAAATAATCTTCCTCATATCCTGGTATTTCTTTCCAGATTTCCGTATTTGGTTTTTGTTTATATGTTCTATTTTTTATATAATTACTTTCTCTTAAAGCTTCAAGGGCTTCAGAAATTTCAGATACAATAAGCATAAGTAATTCTGCTTTATTTCTATCCTCTTCCCAAAAACCTTTCTCACAAGCAGTTTTATGAGCTTTCTTACAGAGTTCTTTTATTGTCATTATACCTCTCCATATATTTTCTTATATTCTTTTATTTTGTTTTCCAACTCCTTAATAATATTTTTTAGAGTCTTTTTGTGAGGTTGATTTATTATATCCGTAATATTTATAAATATTTCAGGAGTTTCTTTGTTTGTTTTACTATTCATTGCACAAAATCCATGCCCAAGATAAGGACTTTTCTCTTTCTCTGCGATATTTACAGTAGGAGACATAAATAAAATATGTTCTTCTCCATTTATTTTAACCTTTTTGTGTTTATTAATAAAATATACAAAACTTTCTTTCTCTTTCATTTATTCTCCAATTTTAACATTAAAGAAGATATGTTTATATTAACTCTAATAACTTGATGTTCTTTCATTAAAATTAAACTATCTTCTCCATCAGCTTTTGCATAGATGAAGTTATCTAAATTGATAATATTATCCTCTACTTTTACTATCATTATTTATAACCTACAATATCATCAATATTTTCTTCTACTTTTTTTAATAATTCGCTAGGATTTAATTTTACTTCTCTAAAACATTTTCTTAAAAATCCACAAGTAGTATCTGCTATTTCTATTTTATCTAACTTATCTTTTACAGCTTTTTTAAGTTGTTCGTCTATCTCATATACTTGAAATCTTTCAGTTTTATTAAGTCCTTTACATTGTTGACTATATGAATAGATTGTATGATTAATAACATTAGAAACTAATTCAACAGGACTAATTTTTTGTTCTTCTTCACCTAATTTTAAATCAGTTATATCAATCATTACCTTTACTTCTTTCATATTATCTCCTTTTTAAAAATCTTCCGTTTTTAATAAATTTTTTATTCTTCGTTTTTCTTTATTTCTATCGTATTCCTTATCATTACCTTTACAACGAGTTTTAGGATTAATCTCCCAAGTTTTACGTCTTTTTTTAAAAGCTACATACGATAAATTATTTTCCATATTATTTTAATATAAATTCATCTAAAAATTGTAAGAATAAAATCTCCCAATTTTTCTCAAATCTTTCTAAAGTAATACTTAAAGGAATACCTTTTGTAGAATAAAGATAAAAAGCTTTTTTACCTAAATATTGATAGAATTGTTGTAAATAATTATCTAAAAGTTTTTGACCTTGTTCATTAGAAAGAACATATCCACACTTAGGAAAAATATCTTTATATTGTTCTATTATATTTTGTCTTTGTTCTTCTGTTAACATAATTAAATACTTGATTTTGTGCGTCTCATATATTTTTGTGTAAGATTAAATAATGCAACTAAATCAATTACATCTTTTTTACAATGTTCTCTTGATAAATCTATAGCCCACTTTTCTCCCCTAAGACATCCATGTTTAATAGCAAGAGAAAGTTTATCTTTATTAGTAACACCAACTAATTTTCTACAACCATTCTCAAGACTATTCCTAGATAACTTAAATTTCTTCTTTAATATAACCCAAGTATCACTTTGAAATAACATTCCATATCCAGGAAACTCTACTCCGTCAATAACTGCTCTCGTTCTAGTAAAAGGCAAATCATAACCACAAGAATAATGCCCAACTACTCTAGTATATTTACTAAACAAATTTACTAAACTAGTGACTATACGAGTATCTTCTTTAGGTTCTATATTTCTATCAGATGATTTATACTTTTGTATATCTTTAATATTAAGATAATCTTCAAAGAAATTTCCATCTTCATCCATAGCAGCCCAGTTAAACATAATACCATAATCAGCCGATAAATCTTCAGCTTCTATATCAAAAAATAAAATCTTTTCTTGATACATTCCTTTAGCGTATTTATCAAAACAACGAGGATGCTCAAATCCATTTTTATTTCCATGACCATCTTCAGGACATCTAAACTTTTCTCTAGCTAAAACTTCGTCTCTCTTCATCTTACTAACTTCAAGTGCCATAATTTTAATTCTCCTTAGTCTTGTAATAAAGCTACACCAAACGCAAGTAAAACTCCGAAAGACAACCAACCAACAATACCTGAACAAAATACTCTAACTAATCCGCAAGCTATTTCATAAGCTGATATTGGATTTACTTGAAAAGCTTGTACAAATTGAATAATTCCACCAATTAACATAACAAAAATTCCTAACCAAATACCTACAATAAATGCAGACAAAACACATAATATTCCTAATAACTGTAACATATTTCCTCCTTATTTTATAGGACAGCTACCTTTTGAACATTCTAAATTTTCTAATTCTCCTGATTTTATAATTAAATCAGTTAAAGGTTTAACTTTACTTATTAATTCGTCATATTTTTCTTTAGTAATTTCTTCATAAGGTGCTTGTTCGAATCCGTGGTCTTGATGTAATAAGAAACTTACTGACTTTATTGAATTAGTATAATTATCTTTTAACCATTTCTTTATTTCAGATAATTCTTCTTTTTTATAATATACTGTACAACTTACTGATAAATCAGCCCAAATCTTTTGCATTTTCTTTATTAAATCTAATTGATTTATTGCTGACATATCTTTTGCTAAAATTGTATCTTCTCCACTAAAACAAGGAAATTCAACAATCATTGTTCGAGTATCTATTACTCCATCAAATCCTTTAACACACTCAATTTTATAACCTATTTTTTTACATTGTTCAATTAAAGGGTCATTACTACTCATTCTTACTCTACGAATATAATATTTAGAATAAGCTGGATGAACTCCTGGGGTTGAACCTGAAAGCAAAGAAATAGTACCGCTAGGTTTACAGGTAGTAAGTTTAATAGATTCAGGAAGATTGTTTTTCTTTGACCATTCCTTATCAAACTTTTTTAATTCTTTATAAGTTTCATCTAACCAATCTAGTTTACTAAAAGATTGGCATATTCCTGTAACACTTATTCCTATACGATAATCTCTATGTACTACTTTATTAGTTTTATCGTGTATATATTTTAATGAACATATTGCTTTTTGTGTTTTATATAGAAGTTTAGCACAATCAATTAATTCTTCTTTAGAAGTAATGTTATTTAAAAACAATTCTGATAAACAACAAACTCCTCCACTAGGTAAGGATACTTCTCCGCAAGGATTTTGTCCCTCTATATCGTCCTTTACTATTTCACCTATTCGCCCATATTTTCTAGCTAAAGGAAGATTAAATAATCCGTAAGGTTCTCCATTACCTTGAAATCCTTCCCAAACATCATTCTGTATATGAGTAAAATCGTCTGCATATATAGTATTATTAGAAAGACTTCTCCAATTAGGAACATTTCCTAAATCCCATCTTTTAGCTCTCAAAAATAAATAATCATCGGGGTCTCCTAAAGCTATACTAGCAGACCTTCTTAAGTTTCCACTTATTACTATTGAAGCTATAATATTAGCAATATCTAAAACGTCTATAGAACGTAATTTCTTACCTTCCCTAGATTTAAATATCTTACATATATTTTCAATTCCTTCTACTAATATCTGTGGACCACTTGCTGTTCCACCTAATCCGTGAATTTTCTCTCCATAACCTCGTATTAATATGGTAGAATATGTAAATGATTTTCCTTTAGTAAAATATGCTTTTAATACTTTTCTAAGTAAGTATACCCAACCTTCTCTACTATCAGGGACAATAAAATCAGCATCTTTAGTAAGTTGGTGAATTATCTCTACACCTTCTTTAATTTTTGGTAGTTCGTGGACATCTTCTCTGCGAACAGAATAACCTACTCCTCCTCCCATCATTAGATTTTCAAATATAAAACAAAAATCTTCAGGTTCAGTTATAGTAATAAAGAAACAATTTCCTGTAAGAATATTATCAGCTAATACAAAAGAATGCGTTTTAGGGACTATAGCACAATAGACTTCTTCATTCCTATCAGTTCCTTCAACATTTTTTACTACCCATCTATCATGTTTATCATATTTCATTGATAGAAATCTTTTTTTATGTTCTTTAAGAAGAAAAAAACTACTAGTTAAATCATATCCATTTATACCAATAGTATATAACAGACTCTTTTTCTTACCAAAACCTTTTCTAAATTGATTACGTACAGAAAAACATTCTATACCTAATTTTATACAAACATCCCTAACAAAATAAATATTAGAAATATTAGAAGAAGATATAGTAACTTGCCCTTCTTTAGAAATACATCCATCAGCCGCAAAATATCCTGCTAACCATCCATATAAATAACTTTTATCCATAAAGATTTTTGGTTTATCTTTAAAATAGGAAGGAAGTTCTGAAATTCTTATAATGTCTTTATCTAGATTACTACACTTAGGTTTGAAAAAATATTTAAGAAGTTCTTTATTCTTATTTCCACATAATCCTATAAATCCTTTATTATTCCATCTACTACCATCACCATAAACAATACCGTGAATAATCCCATAATCAGATAAACAAACATTATTTATAGATTGACCATAAGTAGAAATTAATTTATCTCCTATTTTCAAATCAATAGTACTTACTTCTATTTTTTTATTAAATCCCTCTTTTTCTTCTTTTCTATAGGGTCTTCTAAACCATCTATGATTAGAAGTAGCAAAAATAGTTTTTTGAGAATTTCTTTTGTTTAATGAAATTTTAAACAGTTTTTGTTTTCCAAAACTTTTTATTTCTGCTTCAACTATTTTCCCAAATTCAGTCATTACTTCTACTTTTTGATTAACTAATTCACCTATTTGTTTAATTCCACTAGAAGTATATATCTCTGTTTCATAAGCTAAACAATTACAAAGAGCATTTCCACCCCATTTCTTTATATATTCTGTACCTAACATCCATAACATTCTACCAGCATAAGAACATTTCAAATTAAATATATAATCATATAGTCTCTCGGCTTCTTCTTGTGTATAATTTGCTCCTATTTCTTGAGCACCATTTATACAACGAGAAACTGTTTCATACCATTCTTCAGTTCTATAAAAATTATCTAAAGGTCTTGCATACGTTCTTTTATATATAACGTAGCCTAGACCATTGTAGCCCCATTTAGGCTGTTTATTTTTATATTTAGATAAAAATTCTTCAGTTATTATTGATGTCATTTATATTTTATTTCCTCTCGATTTGAACCATACATTTCAACGTTATTATCTCTTTATCGTTTTTCTTTATAGAAAGGACAAGAAGAGGCTCTTTATTTAAACTTTTAGATTTATCTAATAACTTCTCTAAAAAATCTAAAGTTATTTTGAACCCCTTCTTGTCCGTATATATATATTCTATAATTTTATCTTTATTACTTTTTTTCGTCATCACGTCTTTGCGGTTCTATTCTTTTAACTCCCATTTTATCCATCATTAACGTTTGATTAGTCCTCATACTCATATTCAATTTTAAATTTAAACAAGCTAACTTTAACATATCAATTTCATATTGTTTTTGAGTCATACCTTCTTTTACATGATTTTCAACTACCGAAATTTCCTCATTCATATCTTTATTAGTTATCATATTTTCTCCATTTAACTTTGATTATTATAAACTTCAGTTTCCCCATTTAATACTGCCATTTCCTCTATTTCAAATTTTTCAGTATCTAAAGTCTTTAAAAAACTTATAAATTTAAAATAGTTTTCACATATTACGTTTTTATTTACTTGAAGCTCTTTATCATAAAGATACACTATATAACTTTTCATTTTTTTACAGCCTTTTTCTTTTTGATTTGTTTCTTCTGTTTATTCTTGTCTCCCACTTAAACAATCACCTCCCTTTAAAATAATAGTATCTGGTTGTCAATAGAGTAATTCCATCCCATTGCTTCAAAAATATTTTCTGTTTTACTATCTATATTCCTCCTAGTAATTTCTTTCCAATCAATACGTTCATTCTTTAAAAAATCTTGATTCTTTTCGGTAAAAGCTAAAACACTTCTATCAGAAGCAGGATTGTCTATAAAAGTATAGTAAAATAATTCACCTTTTTCTACATTAAAATCTTTTATTATTTTTTTAGTATTATTATAAGCTCTTACGAATATTGGAACATTTTCATATTTTTTATTATTTAATTTACAAGGAAAAGACACATCTAAAATAGATAGAGTTTTAAGTCTATCTTTTTCATTATTTACCCAACTTATTATTTCTTCTTTAGGATTTTTGTTAAGTATCATTTCCAATAAAGCTTTTTGATACTCCTTTTCAAATACACTGCTACTTGAACGTTTTGCTTCGATTCCTTTTATTTCAGAAACTAAACCTTTCTTTTTCTGTAAATAACCATAATATCTACATTTAGTAAGTAGGAATAGCTTTGTAAAATATCCTTCATAATCAAATTCAATAGTAACTTTATCTTTATTATATTTATCTTTAGCCCATTGTTGAACTAATTCATTTAATCTAATAATATTATTTTCTTTTTTATCTAAAAACAATGAATCAGTATCCCAATAAACTATTTTACAGTTTTCTTTTTCTATATTATCTTTAACGTACATCAATACTTCTCTAACTAAAAAAGTAATAGTTGAAGCTACCTCATTTGAATATAGTCTAAATCCTCTATTACCCATAACTCCAAAGCAAGAATTAACTACCGCTTTTATAGCATCATATTTAACTTGAGCTTTTTTCTCTTCATCACTTCCCGATTTACATTTACCTAAATCATCCTTTAAGTTATTTTTTAATATTAAAACTTTAGCTATTAAAGAAGGAAGTAATGCTTCTTCATTTTGTTTCCAATATACGTTATTTATTAAAATACCTTCTTTTTTATCGTTAATATTAGAAGGGTCTAAACAAAAATTATATATTGCGTTAGGATAAGCTGAACCTAAATCGACTTTCCCTATATCAAATAACGCTCCTGTTTTAACACATTCTCTAGTTGCACCTTCAAAACTATCTTCACTTTCTTCTACATTAAAATTTTTACCTTGTACATTAGGCAATATTAACTTTTTAATTTTTGCTTCTTCAAAAAGTAGGTTTTCTACTATATGTGAATTGAAATATAAATCTTCCCATAATGATTTAGTTAGTATTCTAATTTCATCGTAATAGGAGAGAATTTTATATTTTACTTCTAAATCTACCATTATTTGAACGTCACCAACATTCCTAAGTTTAATATCTTCAGTAAGTTGCGTAAAATCTGGATTTTTAAATATTTTTCCTTTACCAGTATGTTTTTCACCAATATAATCAAGAGTATAAGAAGCTTCTCTCATATATATTTTTTTGAAAAGAATTAAAAAATCCAATATTGAAATCCCTGCAGGATAATATAAATTATCTATCTTATAATATCTTCTATAATCGTGAATAGGAGAGATTTCTTTTGCTAAATCTTTATTCTTTTTAAATACTTTCTGATACCGAAAATAAGTATAAGCGTAATCAAATTCACTATTCCAAGCTAATAATAAATCAGGTTTTTCTTGTTTAATATAACTAACAAAAGCACATAACATTGTTTCTTCATCTTTAAAATCTTTTAAAAAGAAAGTTTGTATTTTTTTATCTGCTGAATTATATATACTTATACAACTTATTGGATATTTAGGGTCAGTATAACTTGGCATTTCTTTAGCTTGACACTCAATATCCCAAAACAAATATTTAATATTAGTTTTATCTAGTTTATCAATTTTATGAATTAAATAGTTTTTAGTAAATAAGATATCACTACTATAGCTTGCTGGAGTTCGATATTTAGGTATGTCTGAGGGTTCTGATACTATGACTTTTTTTAATTTAATTCCATCATATCCTATATCTTTTCCATCTTCTTGTGGTTCGTAGTAAAAAGGATAGAATTTATTGTCTTTAATTATAACCTGTTTACCACTATCATCCCTACAAAATAGAAATACATCTCGTTTGTTGTTATGTATATTAAGTAGTTTCATAGTTTTAAAATGAATTTATACAATCTATAACCTTGTCTTTTATTAAATTTAAAGCTGTTTTACAAATAGAATTTTCTTTTTCTAACTCTTTAAAACAAAAAACTAATAAATAATTTTTAAAATCTTCCTTATCAACTTTATTACAATATTCACAATCACTATCAATAATATAATCACTGGAAGAGGAATTACAAACGAATCCTAAACGTTTCTTCAACTTAACCTCCTATTTTGAAAGTTCTATTTCCTTACCTACAAACTTCATTTTGCTTTGGCACGTAGATATTCCTTGAGAACAAGCAGAAACTTTACCTTCTATAATGTTTCTAACTCTTCGTTCATTAGCTACAGAATTACTTGCTTCTTTGTCAGTAGAGGCAGAGACAAACTTATCTCCATTATTTTCAATAGAAATCTTCTTAGCCATATAAAAACTTTCTTCCCTATTTTTCTTTATACTTTCAGCTATACTGTAAATAGGATTGAGTTTTATATATATACCAGTCAATTCTTCTAAGGAATTTTGAAGTTGTCCTACATCAGATAACGCTCCACTTCTAAATAAATCTCCATGATAGTCTATTCTATCAAAATATTCTTTTTGTAGTATTTCTAATAGTTCTTGCATTTTATCAGAGGTTTCAAAATAGCCCTCTACTTCGAATACGTTCATTAATTATCCTTTTTGGTTATGTTCCTCTAGTTCGGCTTCTAATTCGGCGACTTTTTCTTGTAAATCAGATATATTATCCGTAAGTTCACTAATTTCTTCTTCTAAGCTCTCAATTTCATCAACTTTTTTCTCAAAACATGACCTACAGATAGTATCTTCACCGTTTATGTCCTTTCCACACTCATCACAATCACATCTGATTGACATATATCCTCCTATATATAATATATTGATATATTGGTATTTGTCTACCAATTATTTAAACTATTTATCCGTTATACCAACCGTCTGTTAATAAACCTATTTTCTTATCTTTTAATTCAGGAAACAACTTATCAATAGTTTCTTTAGCTCTAGTTAAAAACTCTTGTTTGGTTTCATTATCTTTCATATTATCAATATCTAAACCTAAATAAAAACTATAATCATTTGAATAATAAGACATATCTTTTTCTATTGAAGAATTACGTGCTCTATCTTTCAAATCCTCATCTTCAATATAATATCCTGCTATACAGAAACTAGTAGTACTTGAATTACTTACGAAACCGTATCTTATCTTCATTTAACAACTCCTTGTTCCTGTTATTAATTTAATATCTTCTTTTTTAAATCCTAAAGGTCTTAAAATTTTGTAAGCTTCCTCTATAGCTTCTTGAAATTCTACTATAGTTGTTTCCATATATCCATCCTCTGAAGAAATATCAGCTATTACTTTTCCTATATATCCTGGACCATCATCAGATAAATAATCATCAGAAGAAGAAAGAATATCGTAGATTTCATTATCTCCAGTGAGTTTCTCGCCTTTTAGAATTTCCGCAAACTTTTTACATATTTCATCTTCTTTTTCTTTTGGTATTTGTATACCAATCATTACAAAAGAACTACTACTGCTGTTGCTTACATATCCTAAACGTACTTTCATTAATATCCTCCTTCTTTCTTTACAGTTATATTTTCATCTTCAAAATTAATATCTAAATCAACTAATCCAGGTTCTAATCCTTCTTCTTCATTTGATACTGAACCTATATAAGTACTTCCTTTAATCTTTAGAGCTTCCTGTTGATATTTAGGAAGGTCTTCTATATCTTCAACTCCATAATCATCCAATATTTCTTTTAATGAGGCTTTATTTGAATTTTGTATTAATATGTCAGCAAACTCAACCGCTACTTGATATAAAAGAGATTCTTTAGGAACTTTAAACATTTCTAATAACTTCTCTTTAGTCAACTCACCTTTTTTACTAACAATAATAAAACTACTACTTGAAGAATTTGAAACATAGCCAATTCTTATTTTCATATTATTTATCTCCTAAATATTTATAGAAATCTTCATAATCTTTGAATTTTTCAAGTATTCCTTTCGAAATCAATGTTTTTGTTGTACTTAATTTCTTACATGTATATTCTATATACTCAAACAAATGAATTTTTTTACGTCTTTTATTTTCTTTTTTAATTTCATCAAAAACTTCAATCTTAGAAATTCCAGTAGTTTTTATTAAATAGTCAACTAAATCCAAATCAGATATAATTTTAAAATTACATATAGGACATAATTCAAAAGGAAGTTCATAACTATAGTAATCCATCATTGTTTCTAAACTATTTTCTTCTTTAGCTTCTTCCAACATTTCTTTTTCGTCTTTACCTATATCACTTGCTTCTAATCTATTCTTAATATATCTTTCAATATCCTTTTCTGAAATATGTTCATCACAAAAAGAGTGACCTCCTTCACAAGTTACTTCTTTAATATCACCATAATCACCATCGTAACCATTAAATGTTTCATTACATATATCACACACAAAACTACTAGAACTGCTATTTGATACAAACATTGTTCTTAGCTTCATTTTATCCTCCTATGATAGGATTTCCCTAATATTGAATAAATCGTTCAACCTTGAGCCTCCTAGACCCCTAAAAAGGCTATTTTAAGCCTTGTTCTCACCCTTATAGAATCCCGATTTAAAATAAAACGGAATATGTATTTCACTTCCTTGAGGTTTAGAATTAGTTTTAGTCTTTTGAATTTTAATTACACAATCAAACCCTACTTTCATATCTACTTTAATAGCTTTTCCTTTATCATCTACTTCACCTGTATCAATTTTTTCAGTAGGGGCATCAGCAGCAGTTCCAGTTCTTAAAAATAAAGTCATAAGTGACCAATGTTTTTGGGCACGACCTCCTGATAATTCTTCGTGAGTAGCAAAACTACCTATTCCACCTGTTCTAGCCTGTCCTACTAAGGTAACTCCTAATTTAGCTTTATAGATAGGTGTTGAAGTTCTTCTTAAAAACTTATCCATCTTTTTAGCTAAAGCAGCAATTTCATTATCTTCCATAGGTCTTTCTTTACCTTTTTTAGATTCATTTTCTTCTTTAGGAGACATAGCTTGAATACTATCTATAATAACTAAATCAACAACTTTCTCTTTAGACAATTTAATTACTATATCCATAGCATCTTCAGCTGAATTACAATTTTCTATTAATAACAATTCCTCAAGATTTACTCCAAATAATAAAGCTCTAGTCTTATCAAAAGAATGTTCAAGGTCAACATAAGCACAAAGTTTATTTCTTCTTTGAGCTTCAGCTATTTGCATTAAACAGAGGGTGGATTTACCTACACTTTCTCCTCCCCATATAATAATATAATTTCCAGCTATTCCTCCACCAGTTAACTCATCAATATAACTATTACCAAAAGGTAATTTTTCTTTATCAGGTTCGTCTTTTGCAAATTTAATTAATGAATCTTTATTTTCTCTATTCCACTCATTGACTATCTTACTTAATTTTTCACGTTTCTCTTTCTGTTCTTTAGTTAACGCTACACTAATATTTATTTGCTTATCTCCAATACCTATTTCTTTAGATTCAATAGATTCTTCCTTTACTTTTGCTAATTCCATAAATTTATTATTTCTTTCTTTATTTAACATACTTGATACACTTTCTTTAACTTTTTTATGTCTTCCCATAATTATTCCCTTTCATCTTCATTATAATCACCTATAAAAATAAGACTATGTAGTCCTTCTACTATTTTACAAGTATCGTTCTTTTTATTATAAGACATACAGTTTGTAAAACAATTCCTTCTCCCACCCCCATTCATTGATAAAGGACAAGTATAAAAATCGCTATTTTTTTCTTCCATCTATTCCTCCTTAAAATAACATTGTTTGTTTAACTTCTTTAAAATTAGATAATTTCATAAACCTCTGTTCACCATTACCGTAATTTTTTATTTCAAGTTCTAACCATAAATTTAAAGGAATAATCCAACTTTTTTTATTTTCCATAACTATTTTAATATTTTCACATTTCAGACTTTTTAATTTTTGTAAAACATCTTCTTGAATACCATACCCACATTCTTTTCTCATAAAATGAGAATCGTCTACTTCTTTAATAAATAATTGTTCTTTTTCATTGTATTCCCCTACTAATACTTTTTTATTCTTACCTGGGTCAAACGTGTTTATTTTCATTTTAATATATCCTCTATTATATTGGGGAACGGAATTCTTGGGTCAAGTGGTTCTCCGATTAAATTACTTATTATCTGGAAAGTATCTTCTTTCCACCAGTCTTCACCTATAAAAGATTCGTATCGTTGAAGTTCTTCTATAAAGTACTTTTTATTTAATCTAAACATTTCTTTTCTCCTTTAAAATTCTTATGAAATCTTTGAAATCTAACACTACGAAAGTTTCATTCTGTTCATTACGAAGAATATATAGAGGCATCTTTTGAGAACCTATTGGAATCTGACTAGACAATTTTCTCCATACGTCACTCTTCAAAGTAACGTCTTTAGTATTTCTATGTTTAGCTTCTATTATAAAATCTTTAGTAAGTATGTCTCCGTTATTACTTACTGCTCCTGAATTATTAGACTGTTTTGTTTTAGGGTCAATTTCTTGAAAATAAGATAATATAAATTTTTCTAAACTATCTCCAATTTCTCTAGTATTTTTCATATATTATATTTTTAATTTTTTAGAGGAATCAAATAATTCAGATTCTTGAGTTTTTACTTCTTCTTTTGTTGGCTTATACATTTTTGTATCTTTTTTTATTTTATTCATAATCTTATTAAATTTTTGTTCATAATTTTCTTTAGGAGAATATCCACTAATTCCATCTTGAGAAGGATTACAAGAACATACACTATTATATTCTGTAGAACAAGCGTACTGATTTTCATTAACTTCAATAGTTACTAAATAAGTATCTTGTTCTGGAACATAGGTTAATGAAGAAATATTTCTTTTCATATAATATTCTTTTCCCCCACTCTCCCACGCTTCTTTAGCAATAAGAATTTGTTTTTTCATCTCCAACTCCTATGTTTTTCATGAATAGTTTCAACTCCATCATAATCCTCTATCTCATATTCTATTCCATCGGGTATTTCTACTATTTTTAAATGAGCATGTTTTCCATTAGCTTTTTCGCCTAATTCTTCAATCACTTGTATTAAGGTCTTATCTGTTCTTTCAAAACGATAAGGAGAAATATACAAATTATTTGATTTAGTGTAGTTTTTTAATTTTTTATCTAATTCATATATTTTATCATATTCTTCAGGAGAAACTAAATAATATTTAGTTAAACCACAATCACCTTTTCTCGTATATATTTTTTTACCTTTTAATTCATAATATCTTAATATAGCTTCTTCACTTAAAGAAAATCCTCCATAATCATTGTTAATTACTATCTTCATTAACAACCTCCTTTTCTATAATACCACTTAATACTAAAATTATAGCATCAGTAATATCTTCGTCATTTATCTTTATTCCAAATTTACTAGTAAATTCTTTATGTAATACATCCTTTTTAACGTTACCTTTTAATCCTATATTTTTTCTAGCAGTAGTAGCCCAAATGAAATATTTTTCATTAATTTTCATTTGATGAGCTAAAACATATACAATCATACCTATTCTAGAAAGCATAGAATGAACCATAACATTAAATTTCATAAATACGTCTTCTATTACTATTTTATCATTGCCTTTTACTAAATCAGGAAAAGCTTCAATCATAAAGTTAAACTTAACTAATTTATCTTTACTTTCAATATCAATAAATCCATAATCAATTTTAACTTCCTTATCATCAACAGTAGCTTTAGCCCAACCAGTTCTTGAAGCAGTATCAACTCCTAATACTTTAATATTCCTAATTATTTTTTTATCGAGTTTTTTTTCTAATTCTTTAATTTTAATTGTAATCATGTATTATTGGCTCATTCACTAGTTCATAATCCTCGTTTACAACTGAGGCATTAATAAAAGTTGTTTCTCCTATTTTTAAAGTACCGTAACAATCGTGAATATGACCAAATATATGCAACTTAGGTTTTATCTCACGTATTTTGTTTAGTAAATCAAAACATCCAACACTTTCAGGTTTAGGATATGGAGCAACATCTAAAATTCCATATGCTGGACCATGTGTAATTAAAATATCCGTGTCTTTAGGTATTAAGTCCCAAACTTTACGTATATCTACTCCCCTGTCTTTCATAAAAAACCAATTACCAAATCTAGGAGTTATAGGTGAACCCCATATTTTAATTCCCTCTATTTCTATTCCATCATTCTCAAGATAATAGATATCTGAAAAATAAGCTTTATTTTTAGTTCTAGTTAAAGGTTCATCATGATTACCACCTATAATTACTTTATATTTACCAGGTTGTTTTATTAACCATTTATAGAAATCTTTAATTTCATCACTTCTTCCATAACTACACATATCTCCTGAAAATATTAATATATCTCCTTCAGGAAGAATTAAATCTTTATGTAGTCCATGCGTATCTGCAATAGAAACTATTCTCATTATATCTTCTTTTTCTTATTTGGTTCAAACACTACCTTGTATTTTAAAGCTTCATCTAACATCTCTATTAAACTTTCATGTACTGGTTTATTCTTCAAACTGTTTCTTTTAATTATCGAATTCATCTTTTTACAGTATTCTTGATATGTTATTTCTTTTTGTTTTTTCATTTTATTTCCTTATATTCATCATAGTGGCTACAAATATGACATTTCTTATCTTTATTTTTACATCCCCCCTTACCGTTATTTTTCAATCCTTTCATACATATATCAACTGTTTCTTTTATTTGACATCTTTTAGTAGCTAAATCTGCAAATTTCATTACCTTTTTTCTACGTTCTTTCTTAGTAGATTTACAAGCATATTTCTGATTTTCTTTTAATACTGATTGAGGTATTTCTATGTTATTCTCCATATTTTTCCACACATTCTTTTGGTCTAATTATATGAAATTCTCGTTCTTCAGGAAAATAAACTGAACCGTTAGGACAATCCATTCCACCTTCAACTTCACAATATAATTCACTTCCTATATCATTCCAACCGATACAAGGACATCCATCACAGAATTTAGGGTCGTGAAGTTTAATTTCTATTTTCATTAAATTTTTTCTCCAATTCTTCCGTAGTTATCATTCTAATTCCCTCTTCTTCCCATTTATCTAATAAATCTTTGAGGTTTTTTTCAACTATACCTTTAGTAGCATCCGTAACTAAAAATACCTGATAACCTCTTTCAACTAAACCCTCAATAGCATATTTAACACAATAATCTAAAGCAACACCATAAACGTATATGTCTTTAGGTTTAAGGATTTCTAATATTTCATCAGTATAGCTATTTCCTTTAAATACATCAAACTTATTTTTATAAATAATTATATCTTTAGACCTATCTAAAGCAGACTTAAATAGTTCTCCTATATGTGAAGGAGTAACTAAAAAATAATGTCTATGTATTAATTTAGGATAAGCTTCATCAACAAAATCACTTCCTTCTTCATTAAATAAACAATGAGGAGGGAAAGTATCAATTAAATCAGGTTTATCAGAAATCTCTTCGTCTTTAATATCGTGATAATCTCCTGTAGATACTACACTAATAGAATTTTTTACTGCAAGAGAAGTTATTTTAGCTAAATTAGGTAGTATTGTTTCAGCTCCTTTAATATAAAGTTTACCATTAGGTAATATGAAATCCTTTTGACAATCTACACACCAAAATAATTCATTCATATACTAATCTCCTATTTACATAGTTTTAATAATTTATCTAATTCGTTTTTAGATAGTTTTTTAAATTTTTTATAGTAAAACCAATTACTCCAATTACTTATTTTAAAATATACATATTGTCCTTCATCTATTATTTTTCCAATTTTAATAAATGAATTAGTATCACAACTCCATGTAAATCCTAATCTATAGAAAATTAATTTAAACATTATCTCTCTACTTGTTTTTTAAAAGATTAGTTATATAATCACAAAATCGTTCCCAAAATGTAGGAAGAATCATCATTTCTTCTGCAACTACAACATCCAAACAACCTTGACTTCCTGAACAAAGAACATTTCTAAATTTAACTTTTCTTGTTCCTCTTTGAGTTGCACACCAAAACCATATTACATCTTCTCTACAATTATCAAAAATATGAAAACCTGAAGGATATGTTTTTGATTTATCTAAATGATTATAAAAAATATCTACTTTATTTGATTTATACCATTTACCTATTTCATAACCCCCTTTACAACAAGAAAGAGGCATTATTTCAGGATAAAATCTATTTTTATCTTTATCAAATATTTTATAACCAGTTCCTTCGTTTTTCTTATAGTAATTATTTACTTTATCCATACACATTTATTTTCTCCGTTTTTATAAGAGTTTTTAAACAGTTCATATTCTATCTAACATTGGTATTGGTTCGAGTTTAAATTTATTTTTTACAATCATACTATATATTTTATTATATTTCGTATCAGTAAACTTAATTCCTTTTTGTAGTTCCCTTAAACACTCATCTATTTGATTATAAGACAAACCTATTTCACCTTCATCCGTTTGACCTTCCCACAATCCTGCAGTAGGTGCTTTATCAATAATACTTTGAGGAATACCAAGTTCTTTAGCTATTTCAAATACTTCCGTTTTATATAAATGACCAATCGGTTCTAATGCACATAAACCATCTCCTCCCAAAGTAAAATATCCAAGCATTAATTCTGTTTTATTGCTTGTCCCTACGACTAATCCTAAACCATACTCTGCCGATTTATCATAAAGAATATTTGCACGAGTTCGAGAAGCAAAATTACCAATTCTACCTTGAGGAAGAGTACCAAAGTATTTTGGCATTGTTTCTATTAATTTACTAACAATGGGAGCAATATTTATTTCTTCATAATTAATATCAAATAAACCAGCAATTTTTCTACTATCATTAATATCCTTCTGTTCTCCACAAGGAAGTGCATACCCGTAAACATTTTCTTTACCTAATGCTCTATCACAAAGAGCTACAACAACTGCACTATCAATACCTCCCGATACTCCTATGATAGCATTTTTAAATCCTTTTTTATTGAAAGTATATTCAATAAATTTTACTATCGTCTCTATTTCATTTTTATAATTCATTTAAACCTCACTATATTTTTAGAGTTATTAGTTCTACTTATATAAACCTTTTTAATATTTAAAATATTTGATATTTTAGTTACAAAATCGTCTTCATCTAAACAGCACACTATTTCATCATTATATGTAAAACGATAATCATTAACAACTTGGTCTAAACAAGTTATCACTAAAGTTTTATTATAATGAGTATTAATATAAATTTCTTTATTTAATCCATATTTTAACAGTGATAAATCTAATAAAGATTTTCTAAACTTTCCTTGATATTTATTATCTTTATTTGTTTCATTTTCATTCTCTATAATATTATGAGGAATATCCTCATTAGTCATAAATCCATTACCGTGTCTAGTCTGATAAGCTCTGGTTACTAAATATATTTCTTCTTCAAACCCACCATGAAACCATAAAGCTTGTTCTTCTTTAATTAATTCAAGAATATTTTCTGTTGAAGTATTTGCTCTGGTAACGTTAGGAAAAAATCCAATATTTTTATCTAATAATAATCCTTGAGAACCTTCAAATATAAAATTATCACTTCTAGGAATAAATTTTTTTAGCTCAATTTTACTTTCCATACAAGTAGGGTTAATTAATATTTTACAACAAGCTATAAAAGATTCAATATCTATATTAGGAGTATGATAATAATTTCTTATCGATTCTAATTTATTATTGAATATTTTAGAATGAAATAAATCTAAAAATTTCAAAGAATAAAATTTCTCTTCTCTCTCAATCGTTGCACCAAAACCTACTCCACAACTTCCATGTTTGTTAATTGATTCAAAATTATGATTATGATTTATATCATAAGGAGTTGTTATTGGACAATTTTCATCAATATATAAAATAGGATTAATGTTTTTATCTTTTAATATTTTCAATTCAGTTAATAATCCAATAGGTTCAACTGTACAAAATCTAGACCAATAAGTAGGTATTCCTCTTAAAGTACCTGAACCAAAATTTGAAAATATATGATTAGTTTCATCTGTAAATACAGTGTGCCCTACTTGATGTCCACCACTAAATCTCACAACAATAGAGTTTTTATTTTGAGAAGCTAACCAATCTACTACTAATCCTTTACCTTCATCTCCAAAACCTAATCCTATAACAATTTTTTTCATAATATTCCTCGTATTGGATTAGGGGATTATAGGACTCAAACCTATCTCATGACTTTTCCAGTCTACGCATCTCTCACGAATCCCCTAATATTTTATAACATCTCTTCTTTTTTATCTTCAGTTTTAGTTTTTATTGAACTATGTTTAACTATTGTCTTAGCTATAATTTCAGGAACTTTTTTATAGTCTTCACAGATAATTAAATTACCTTTCATTAATTGTTTCCAACTATCTAAAGTTTCCTTATCTCTTCCAGCTGAACCTTCTTCTATTAATATATGATACACATTATAGGTTTCTTTAGCTTTATCTAATAACTCATTAGCTAAAGTATCTTTAAACTCACCTTTTCCCATAATATCCTTCAAATATGTTTTAGGAATTCTTTTTAACGGAGGCTCATCACCTATCGTAAATAAAAATCCTTTTTCTTTTCTTTTTTCAAAACAATCTATTGATGTATGGTTAGCAGCAAAATACCAAGCTAATAAATAACTCTCTCCTTCATTACCTCCACCTCCACCTTCAAGAAAAATAGTAGTTAACCATTTATCAAGTAATTCATCGCTTGATTCGAATTGTCCTACCTGAAGAGGAAATGAATCACATTCGTGGTCACCAATACCTAAAAATAATACTTGAGGGTCTTTAATACCGTCTTTCATAATATTATCCATAAAATCCGGTAATCCTTTTTTAACTAAATAATGAGGAATTGAACCCATAGAACCTGTAACATCTAAAGCTAAAACAATAGCTAAACTATTGGAATGTTCCTTTGAATCTCTAGATTCTCTTTTATCAATATTTGCAGGATTCATAGCACTATTAATACTTTTACTTTTAAATATCTCAGTAGAGGATTTGAAATCATACCCTAAAGCTGTTGCTCTAATACTTCTATCAGAACAAGAATAACTTCCGTATCCCATTACACACCTCCGAATAAATAAACTAACCTTTGTTTTGCTAAACCTAATTTAATTTCAAGATTTCTAATTTCAACACTCATAGCAATATCATTGTCAGTAAAAGTTCTAGCGTCAAATTTATCGGCTACAATAAGACTCATTGCGGTGTCAGGAGACAAATCTAAATTGTTCTCCTGTTTTCTTCTAAGTCTAGTTAAAGCCATCTCCAAATCTTCAACAGTTCTTTTAAATACTAATTGTGCTTCCTCACCAATAGCTTGTGCTCTATCTTCCCTAATTTGTTTATTATTTCTTTTTAAAGAACTAGTAAACGCTCCTAATTTTGTTTCATCTTGTTTTAATGTTTCATCCATTTTAATTCTCCTTTTGTTTGTTTAATTCTTCACTGTTTTTAACTGCTTCAAGATATATATACGACCCTTTATAAGTTTCAACTCTTCCATTACAAATATGTATAACATTATCTTTAGTGTAAGACAGTCCACTACTATCTTTTTCAGTATCTGTGCTTGTTAAATACCACTTTACAAAAGTTGTTCCATCTTCGGAATTACAAATAATATACCAAAGTACTTCTTTCTCTAATTTAATTTCTTCTACTGGTTTTGAATATCCCTGTCCTCCCATACTATTCCTCCTTTATTCCATAAGTGTTACTTAATTCCTTTATTTTATTATTAATAAACTCTAACGTTTTTGGTGCAAAATATTTTAATTTTGCTAATCCTGTACCTATTCCATCTTTTGGTATTATTACTGTTTTTCCTCCTTTCAAATATTCTTCTACAATTCTAAAATCTTCACTTATATTTAATATGTTACTATCATAATTTCTATCAGAATAATAAGCTATAGTGGAAGTTCCAGGAAATCTTTTAACTCTTATTCCTATAGAATTAGGTTCTCCTCTCATCTCTTTAGCTTGTCCTCCTGTACCACATCTCATTTCATTATCACCAAACACAAAATACTTATCTGGATTTGCTTTAATAAATTCTCTTGTAATAAACTTTTTAAATAATATCATTTTATCTCCAATTTTTCTTGTATACTCCAAACTTCATCTTCTACTATTCCTCCATTAAATCCAGTACATTTTATATAATGTTCAATTACTTGTTTAAGTGTTTTTATTTCTGTTTTTGTAAGTTCTATTTTCATATTATTCCTTATTTGTAGGACATCCATCACAAGCATATCCTTTATTACAAATTCCACCTAAATTAGAACAATGTCCTATATCAAATAAAATTTGTTTTACTGTTTCTTTATTTCCAGTATATTTGCCTTTACTATCTGACAGTTTAACTACCGATTTCCAAGAATAACCATAACTTCTATCAATACCGTCTTGGTCTGTGTCTATATCTTCAGTAAACACACTATCCAACTTAATAACAATATTTAAGGGTTTATATCCACAATCGTTTGTTAGAAAAGTGCCAATTCCAAATATAACATTAGTCTTATCTTTAAACTCATTATATATTTCCGTAGCTTTTTCAACATTAAGATTGTCACTAAATACTATTTTCTTATCTTTAGGATTAATTCCTCTTTCTTTCCAATATTTAATTATCTTTCTTCCTATTTGAATAGGGTCTCCGCTATCTTGTCTTAATCCATCAAGTAATTGTAAATCTTTGGTTGAAATAGTCTTAAAGAAATAATCAGTGGTAAATGTATCAATAAGAGCTATATTATAATTATTACCATAAATATATCTCCAATTTTCTAACCACTTGATATTGGCTTCTTCAACTCCATATAAAGCACTCATAGCCATAACACATTCGTGAGCAGTTGTGCCGATAGGTTTAACATTATATTTTTTAGCTAAATAAGGATTTGAAGTTCCAAGAAAATTAGGATTAGTCCCTGTTCCGTCTCCATCTTCTTCAATTTCATAAGAAGACATTATAAATACTAATAGATTTTGAGCTTCAAATGAAAATCTTCTTCTCGTTCCAAAGTCGGCAAAAGGAAATTGTAATTTACTTCTTTTTACTACAGTCTTCTTTATAAATTCTTTTACATTCAATACACAACCTGTTTCCTTATAATATAATTCGGAAATAATAGCTAGTAAAGGAACTTCCCAATATATTGTTTCTTTCCATTTACCTTCAATTACAATAGATAAATGTCCTTCTTCGTCTTGTTTAATATCTACTTGTTTAGGATTAAAAGAATAATTACTAAACCAATTAAGATAATACTTAGTAATCCCTACTTGTTTAGATAGCCATTCTTGTTCTTCGAGAGCTAATCTTAAAGTAGATAAGTGATTAATTTCTTCCTGTAATTTAATAGCAAAATCTTTAGGATAAATCATATTATTTCTATCAATAAATTTGTACCTAACTACTAATTGAGGAAATTGATAGAATACAACTTGACCCATAGCTATTTTATACCAATCTGTATCGAGAATTGAATTGATTATCATTCTATCTCCCATTTCTAAAAGGACAGATAACTTTTTCTCTTGCTCCCATATCGTCCCATTCAACAATTTTTCCGCTACTATGACAATGTCCATATATTCTGAAGTATTCTTCAGTCATAGTACATCTTTTACAATTTTTATATCTTTTTAAATTGTGATATTTGGTTTTCATTTTATCCCCCATATAAATAAACATACATAAATAACTTTCATCATAATATGTAGCAATTGGTCTTCAATTGGACTGTATGAACCCTCACACTTAAAGAAATCTATAATCCAGTGAGATATAATCTCCAAATAAAAATATAGAAAACTTCCTGTAATTATATAAACTAATCCTCCCTGTATAAAAGAATGATGTGTAAGCCACATATACCACAATTTCATTGGCTTTTGTCCTACAGGAACTCGATTAGGGTCGATGGGATTATGTCTACTCTTACCCCTAGCCATAACGTCTGATTGAAGGCTAGTGTCAGCTATACAATGACCGAATATTAATAAGAAAAATAAATTAATCATTTATCCATTTAGATAGAGAAATTATCTTCTTTAACTCTGAAGGAGTACATCTTTCTTGATTTATAATCACTGTTAATAAATCTACTAATTTCTTTTTAGCATCACTTGATATTTGTTTCATATCTTTTTTACGTTTTTCATCAAATTCTTTTTGATTAGAAATACCTTTTAAATTAAATTCTAATTGTTTTTCTTTCATTTATAATTATTCTCCCTTTTCCATTTATTATACTTAGATAATATTTCTTCAAAAGTTATAGGATAAAAATTCCATTGGTCAACTCCTACATTTATAGCATCTGTTATTTTGCAGTCTTTAATAATCCTTTTAAATTTCCAATCAGTGTGTACGTGACCAACTAAATTAATTTCACAATTCATATCTACCCATTGAGGATTATGAACAAGATTAATATTTTTATTACCTATTCTTATTCTACAATTAGTTATTGGAGTTTTTAAAGAATTATTTCTATCGTGATTTCCTAATATAAAAATAAACTTGCCATTAAACATAGGTAGTAACTCTGATGCTTTTACCGGAAGTCCTTCACCTTCTTTTCCTCCTATACTATTCTTAAAAAGAAAATCCCCAATATGAAAAACAGTATCTCCAGGTTTTACTCTAGAATTATGATTCGTTCTTATTCCATTATTCATCTTTAATAAAGACTCTTTACTAACTATAAACTGTTTTTGCTCATATTTACTTTTATCTTTATAATAATTATATTTATCTAAATCGTCTTTAGTCATATAAAGAGTTCTAGCACAATACTTAATCATATTAGCGTGATTTAGATGATAATCAGCAGTAAAAAAATTATGCATTTTATTTTAAGTCCTTTATATATTTAATAAATTTATCTTTATATTCTAAATATTTATTTGTAAATTCTATTTTTGTAACTACTAAATGACAATTTCGACATAATGTAATTAAATTATTAACATTAAATATATCTCCACATAAATTTCTATGAATTATATGATGTGCGTTTAAATAATTATTTTGTTTTTTATTACATAATTTACAAATATAATTATCCCTTTTAAAACATTTAGTTCTTGATTTTTTCCATTTAATACTGTAACCTGTTTTATAATTAGGATTTAATTTCCCGAATTTCCTATATCCTGGATTACTTTCAGGTTTTATTTTATATTGATAAATTCTAGCACAAGATTTACATCTTTTAGTGTTTTTTGTGCTAATCTTTTTAGAACAATCAATACAATAAAAAACTTCTCCTTTAAAATTAAAAGAATGTTTCCCAAATCTATGATTTCTTTTACCTTTTTGTGAACAAGAATGACAAAAATTAGAACGATTACTAATTTTTTTGTTGCATTCTTTACATTTATTTTGTTGTTTTTTCTTTTTCAATCGTTTTCCGTATTTTTTCTTGTGTATAAGGAACTGTAGCTAATTCTTTTGGAAGAATATTTTCTTCTATCATTTCTTCAGTTTCTATTAAACACAATAAATTCCATGCCGCAGCTGTTAAATGGTCTTCATCATTTTTTCCTTCCAAATAATTAAAAATGTGTCTAAGTGCACTATCAGCGAAGCTATGTAAAGGAATACCTAATCTCCAATTATTAGCGGAATATTTTTCAGCTCCGTTCTGAAAATGTTTTGCAACTCTTTTTAAAGCTCTAGCGGGCATTAAATCATATCTTCCTTTACCTTTAGACATATCTCTTACTGCTCCAGTTCCAAATTCTCTCCTTTCCCCTGAATCTTTTACTTTATCATATTCAATCATTTATTACCTCCTTAATTTTAGCTTTTAATTCTTTTACATTCTTAACCCTATGTTTAGCTTTTACATTTCTATTATATTTTTGGTCAATTAAAATAACTCTATCATAGTTAGGAAAATTAGGATTGTCTTCTACTAAATAAGTATTAGGTTCTTTTAATAATTGTTTAAATTTTTCATCGGGTTTTAACCATAAAGGTAGCCATTTATTAAAGTATTTTCCTAACCATTTTCTAGTATAAGGTATCCAATCATCTGGTTGCCAAGACCATAACTCTATAGCTTCTTTTTCATGTAATTCTTGTATAAATTTAATATATCTAGTAGGTTTTGCTTCTACTAATATATTATAGTCTTTTTTAACTAAATCATATATATTTATACCCTTTTTGTCCCAATCAAAATAGTTATTAGGAGACCAAAGACCGAACTTTCTTCTAACTACAGGATATAAGTTTCTTAAAACTCCATCTACATCAAAAACTATTTTATTCACTTAACTTCTCCTTTATAAATAATTCAGTTTGTTCATTCATTTCGAGAACAGTATTTTCAGTTATTTGTTCTTCTGTTTCATTTTTCTTTGTTGGAATAATAGGAATAGTTTCTATATGATGGTCTGTTCTTAAATCTAATTCATCCGTTCTAGTGAGTCTTTTTGTGTTCCAATTATATTGACAAGGAATAAGAAATGTTTTACTTTTAGGTTTAGCGTCCCTAACATAATCCACATGGAATGCACCTTTGTCAGATACGTCTTTTCCTTCCCCATCCTTTTCGTAAATATACCTACAAACAAAAGCAGGAAACATTGCTACCATATCTTTAGCAAAGAAACTATCTGTATCTCGTAACTGGACAAACACAATTAATAATCCTTTATGTTTAAATAACTGTTCAGCAAAATGTTGAAAAAGTTTATCTGTATTTGCATAATCTTTAGGTAGTAACCAATCTATTATAGTTATAGCATTATCTTCAAGTTCTAATCCTTCAGGAGAGAAATTAGTAAAATTAAAAAAGTCACCTTCTTTTAACCCCAACTGCTTACTAATTTTTACCCATCTATTTCCTCCTTCAAGATTTAAATAGTACGGTTTTTTACCTTGTTCAACTAATTGTTTAATAATATTTATAGCTATATGTGTTTTTCCAACTTTCTGCTTTCCACCTATAAGTATCATATCTGAATAAACAAAATTAGCTACATCGTGAAAGTAGGGAACTTTAAAATCATCTATAGGTTTACAGTCATCCGCAAAAGTATCTTTCCAATCAACTCTAGTTAAAACGTGATACATCCTACTTTTTCTTATTATATACCCTTCACGTTCAAGAAAAGCTAAAGCGGTATCAACCTTTTCTTTAGTTGCTAAAACTACTTCTTTAAGGTCTCTTGCTGTTGCTTCTTTAACTATTCTCAAATGTTTTAATATTTTTAAAGCTAATTCCTTTTCATCATACACTACATATTTATCTAAAGAATCTACTAATATTTTCAATTCTTTTTGAGGATAGGGAGGTTTACAACATATTCTATTTACTACTCCTAAAGTTTTTTCAACTTCTACTGAACTCATTTCTTTCCTAAGTATTCCACCTAAATGCAATAAGAAAGTATTTCTATTTCCTTCTCCAACTAAATTAAAATTAACTTCATTTAAAATATTAGATTTTATACTTTCATCTAATTTTTCAGCTGGAGACATAAAATCAAAATCTACTTTATTTCTCTTTTTTAAATATTCAATTAATTCAGGAGACATTTTATTAATAATAGTTCCAATTAACTCTTTCCTCCTAATACCGTTTACTTTAGAAGGATATATTACAAATTGTTTTCCATTATTAATAAGGTCTAATTTTAATTCATCTATTCTTGTAGTAGATAATGACGGTTCGTATTTATAAATATAGTGCCAACCTCTATCTGTTTCAGCTAAAAGAGTTTCATTTAATAAAGGTTTAATTTCACTAGAAATTTCTTTTATATCAAAATCTAAAACAGTTACTCCACTCTTTTCTCCTGATTTAACTCCCATATTAAGATTATCAGAATACCAATCTAACCATTCAGATGAAGTAATATGTTGTTTATTTAACCAATCTTTTTCTAATGGAATTTTTGTGTTTCCAACTATAGGAACTAAATCAAATCCAAAAGATTCATATAAGGAAAATACTTTATTTATATCTGTTTCAGTAAAATAATCAATATCATATTTCTTTTTTAAATATTGAATTACTTCGTCTTTCGATTTATATTTATTAGGTTCTAATATATTTACTACGTCAAAAATATCTCCAATAGGTTTTCTACATTTAATACAAAAAATCCTATTAGTATTAGTTATAATATTGCATTTTACTTCTAAACAAATAGGACAAGTAAACATTACTCCCTTTTTTTGAAAATTGGGGAGAGAATCTTTTAAATAATCTAAAACTTTTGAAGTAATTTTATGCATATTTTCCTTATATTTAGAGAAATAGATAACCACCCGCTACCCATCACGGATTACCCCTTAGGATTCAATTCTTCTGTTTACCGTGCCAAAGCCTTGTCCGTTATCTATTTCATACAATGAATTAAAATTTTGACTAATAATTCCAATATATATTGGAAATTTTCTTCTAACCGAAGTAGGTTTTCAAATATATTAATTCATCATAAGTATTATTTTTTGGTATTTTCTAATTTTTCTATATTAGTATTATAATGATTGAATAAACTATCTATGAACTCACCTACATTATTCATATCAAACTGTCCTTGTAAAGCTATTAAACTTCTACTTACCATATTTCCTATTGCTTGAGCACGGATAGATGTTTGTTTATCTTTACCTTCAGGTGAATTCTCTTCTGCTTTTCTTATTGCTATATTACATGTATAACAATATTCATATTTTCCATCTTTTAAAGATATTCCACATTTTTTACATTTAAATTCATTCATTTGTTTTCCAGTTCCTAAAGTTCCTTTAATTTTAATAAAAGTAATACTCTTTTTCCCTAAATCTTCATTTATTTCAAATTCAACTTCTGAATTTAAAGGTATTGAATCTATGTTCGTTTGAATACTAGGAGTTAACCAATACCAATCTTCCTTTCCTTCATTAAGAATTAACGCCATATTTTTTTGTTTACTTAAAGCTTTTAAAATCATTCACACTCCTTTTATTTAATTGGTCTTGACACAGCTTAGAACGAATGTGAGTTCGGATTTGATACTGAAAATTGCTTGTCTTTTCTAGAAGTGGTATTTCGCCACGTTTATCTAGAATACATCTACAGTTCAGTTTGAAATTTATCAGCGTATCTGAATTCATTTCAATTATCTCTTCTTACTACCCCTTTACACGTACTGTATTTGCCCGATACTAAAGATTTTCATCCCAAGACCCTATTAAATTACTTACTTTTCTTTTCTAATAACTCTTTTATTTTAGGAACAAATTCTCCTAATCCTGATTCAGTTAAAAACTGTTCTAAATTAGCTCCACCTTGAGCATCAAGATTCAATCCGAAGAATTTTTGAGCATTATCTCCTGATAAAATCCATTTAATATCAGCCTTACTTAAAGCTTGTGCAAAAGCTTGAAACTTAGCGATTTGAATTTCTTTATTAATATCTAATATTTTAACGTTTATAGCAACATCGTTAAATTGTTTCATAGCTTCAGCTAATTTTAAAGTACCTTCTGCTTCAGCTAATTTCTTTATTTTAATAATATTAGCTTCGGCTGTACCAATTAAAGTTGTTTGTTCAGAAACTCCTTCTGCTTCTTTAATTGATTTTTGTTTTTGTCCATCAGCTTCAACAGTCATTTTAATTTGAGTAGCTTGAGCCAGCTGTTCTGTTTTTTGTTTTTCTATTTCAGCCATACCTACATCTATTTTTCTCCTAGCTTCTACAGCTTTAATATTTGCTTCAGTAGCAGCAAAAGATATTTTTTGATTTTTCTCTTGTTCAGCTATACCTATAGCTTCGTCTTTAGCAATTTGTCTTTTACGAAATATCTCTTCATTTTCTGCTTCAGCCATTTTAGCTTCTTTATTTGTTTCAGCTATTTTAATTTGAGCATCTCTTCTTATCTCCGAAGCAACTTTTACTTCAATATCGTGAATAATAGTAGAATCAGGAGCATCTTTAATATCCTTTAACTCTAAATCTACTAATTCAATTCCCCATTTAGGAAATACAACTTCAACTTCTTTGGTAATAGCTTGGTCTAACATTCCTCTATTCATATAAATATCAAGAATAGTTTGTTTAGTAGTAACAGTACGACCAACACTTTCCATAATAGCTCTTAAATCTTCTGATAACTTGATAAAATCAAATCCCATCTCTCTAGAAGCATCAGTTAAAATTAATCTTTCAACAGCTAAATCTAAATCTTTAATATTAACGAAACACATAATATCAGTAACAAATTTAGCCATGTTCTTATCATTTAACTTAACATCATTTACAGGAATAGCTAAGTTACATAAAGGAAGTTTATGCAATTTAGTTATTGAGGGAACAATCCAATAAGCACTTTTACCTGTTCTAGAAGAAAATATCTTTTTGGTATTTCCTAGAATTCGGATGTGTGCTTCATTAACCGGAACTATCCTATATAAACCAAATATACCACCTAAAATATGGCGAATACTATAACATATACCTAAACCAATAATACCTAAAACAATTTGTAAAATCATTTACATCCTCCTTTTAATTATTATCTAAGAAAAATAATCTTCTAATTTTATGTCTAATACTTTCAACTGATTTACTAGGAAACTTTTCTTGAAGTCTTTTAGATATTTCTAAAACTGATTTACCTTCAAACTTTTTCATTTCAACCTGACTTATTAATCGATTTCCCTCTTTATCATTCCATCTCATATTATCCTCCTTTCAGTTATAAATGTAGTTTAATCTGTTTTTTAAGTAGTTTTCTTTTCTTTATTTTGGTTTCAATCTTTTCCGCTATTTTTTCAGTAATCTTATCTTCGTTGTATATTTCAAAATATCTTTCAGCCATTTTTCTTTTGAAAGGTAATTTATCTAAATCATACTGTGAGTTCTGTTCTGTTCTTGATAATATTTCAATTACTTTATTTTCAACGTCTTCCGGTAGGTTTAATAGGGTAACAATTTTCTCTCTTCGTATATAATCTTCTTCGGTTAGAATTTCTGATACAAGATTGTCCGTTGTTTCTTTTTTAATTTTTTTGGCTAGTATTAATGAAGGATTTTTTATTATTTTGTAATGTTTATTTTTTGGTGTAAGTATTTTTACGTGAGAGTATTCTGCTAGTTGTTCGTAATCGCTGTCTGAACTAACTATTATCACTTCTCTATCTTTATAGAATCTACACCCAGCTGAAATAATGTCATCTGCTTCGAGACGGTCTATTTCTATTTTAACAAAAGGAGTAGATACTTCTAATTGTCTAATAAAGTCTTTAAATAAAGAAAAAGCTAAATCCCAATCAATATCATGCTTCTCTCTATTTTCTTTACGGTTTGCTTTATAGGCTGAATCAATATCTCTTCTCCAAGAACCTTTTGGACTATCCAAAGCTAAAATAATTAAATCGTCTGGATGGCATCCTATTGCTTTAAGACAGGCTAATATCATAGACAAGGTTGTATAGGTAGGTGGAATAGCCCTATTCTTTTCCCAGACAAATATACTCTTAAACATAAAAATGTTAAAATCTATAAATATAACTTTATTCATTTTCACCTCGTTTAGGTCTTTACTACCTCCTATATATAGTATATTGAAAAAACGACAAAAGTCAACCTTATTTCAAAACAATTTAGTTTGTTCTAACCCTTTGCATTTCAATACTTTAATGTTATTTTTATCTCTTTTTATTTGTACTACTTCTAAATTAGGTAACGCTTTTTTGATTTCCCTGATTAATTTAGGGTCATCCTCATAAAATCTTTCTACTTTATGTTCTTTAAGAAGTTTTATTTTATGTTTTATTATATTCTCAAATGTTAAAGCTCCCTCCATAAGATATATTCCTTTAGGAGTTAAATTATTATTTTTTAACCAAGTTTCAGTTTCAGTTCTAAATTTTTCTCTTCTTCCTGAAATAATAATCCAATCACCTATAGGTTTTCTTAGAGCTTTAGTTGTAAGAAAATGTTCTATTTTTAATCTATTATATTCATCACGTTCTTGTTTATGCTGTTCATTATATTTTATTTCTCTTTTAGGCATAGGACATAATACCCCATCTAAATCATAAGCTACTATTTTAGGTTTATCGTATTCTTCAAGAAAATGAAGAATAAATTCTCCTTCAGAGTATTTTAATCCAATGTCAGTTAAAGTTTTTCGTAATCCCGAATCCAATAACTCTTTAAATAATTCAGGTTTATTTCTAGCTAATCTTCCTAATCTCCCATAACCAAATTTATTAAAACTAATACCACACATAAAACATCCTAAATCGCAATGTTTATATTCAAATTCAGTTCCTTGATATTTATCTTTATAATAGTCTTTAGGATATAATAAATCATTTTCTTTACAATAATCGAACATCTCTTGCTTCTTTAAAAGAACTATAGGTTTAACTAATGTTCCTTTATCTTTAGGAATAACAAATCCATACTGTAAGAATAAAGATTTTCTTTGAGGACTTTCATCGTGAATCATTCCAACAAAATAATAATCAGGTTTATATTGTTTATAGAAGTTATTCCAGCATTTATCTTTTAGACTTCTACATTTCTCAGTAATATTATACTTCTTATAATCTTCCTTGTCAACGAATTTTATTCCTTTAAATATAGGAAAACCTTCTTTAACGAATTCTTTCCAATTAACTCCGCTATGACTAATAAAATAAGTATACTTATATTTATTAAAAAAATCTATACAGAAATATTTTTGTTCAGGAGTAAATATTCCCCAATCATTAAATAGACAAGGAATTTTAGGATTTATATTATGTATTATATCAGCCATTACACAACTATCAATTCCTCCTGAGAATTGTATAATAGGATTTTTAGCTTTAGCTAATACTTGTTTAATACAATCTTTTGTGGCTTCTAATCTAACTGAATAACTAGAATTTAAAAGTTCTTTTCTTTGTTCTTTAGTCGTATTAAAATAGTTTATAAACATAATTTCCTTTTTTAAAAGTTTTTTTAAATTCTTTAATTTCATTATACACTCCCAATCCTCTTTGCATATATATTCTTTTAACATTAACAATATCTTCCGGTAAAGAATATACGTTTTTTAAACCTTCTTTAACAAAATTCTTATCGTCTGTGTTTGGTATATCTAATATATATTTTAATCTTTCATCTTTATAAGGCATAATAAAATTATTTTTAGGTTCAATTAGTTCTTTAAATAAAAAAGTTAAATTTGCACTTATATTACTATTATAGAATTTCTTTTTTAATATTATTTTTGCTTCTTCTTCAGATTTTCCCTCTTTTACTAAATCTTTTAATCCTAAATAAATAAAATACATTGTTGAGCCATATAATCCATCAGCTCCTTCCCCCCAAAATATATCATATTTAGAATACTTTTCTTCTAATAAAGCTTCTTTAATATAAAAATAATAAAAAGTATGCCAGACATTTAATTTTTTAGGAAGAAGAACTATTTTTTGACAAATATAATTAAAATCATATTTTTTTTCTATATGTTTAATATTAAAATATTCGGCAAACTTTTTAGCAAATAAATTATCTTTTGTGTCTTTAGAATTAACTGTTAAAGCACACACTTTATTTTTACCAAATAATTCTACAGCCAATGTTAATAATAGTAAACTATCTATTCCTCCACTTAATAAAACAAGTTTTTTATTGTATTTTGATTTTTCTTCTATTATATTTTTTAAATCATTAAAATATTTTTTTTGTATTTCCATCATATTAAATCTCCACAATTTTTACATCTATCATCAGGTTCATATCCTCCAGGATTATAATAAATACTTCCACAAGGATGTTTTTTATATCTACATTTCAATCTCTCAAAAAAATCAATTATATTATTGTCTGAACACCAACCAGGATTATCAGCTTTTCGAAAAAGATATTCATAAAAATAATAATCAAACCAATGACAATATAAATGTTCATAATAAAAATCAACAATAAAATCTTTTATTTTATTCATAAAATTATATTTCATCTATATTTCCTAATAGCCAATCGAATATATCCATTTTCAATTTTTCATTTTCATCGTTAGGAAAATTGTCATCATAATAATCTTTCATTTTATCTAACTCTTCTTCAGCATCAAACGTCTTATCTTCTATAGCTTTAGTTAACCATTTAATATAAATATCTCGTCTTTCCCAATTATCATCTCCAAAATAATTATATTGAGGTAAGGTTTTATATTCAGCGATAACTTCTTCAAGTTGTTTCTTTATTTCTTTTTTAGTTCTCATTTTTAATCCTCCCTTATGTTAATGAACTGTTCTATATATCTTCTATTTTCAATAAATACTGGAATATCTTCGTCTACTGCATTATTGAGAATACAAAATCCTCTTTTTCTAGTTGTACTATAATCATTAAAGTTTAATTGTTTTTCAGCAAAAAGTTTATCTTTTATTTGAAGACAAGATAGATTGTTTAATTGTTTATGACTAAAATATTCTCTACCTGCCATTTGAATAGAATTTCTTATTGCGTCAATTTGTCTCCAAATAAAATAATTAACTACATCATCTTGAGGAATGGAAAAGGCTCTACTATCAAAACAAACATCCTTACCATATATTCTACTAAATACAGAACTGGCTAATGAAGCGGTAATAGATATTAATTTTCTAACATCATATCCAAACCAAGGAGAAGTTTGTATTGTTTTATAATCAGTCAAAAGAAAAGATACCTCATCAGATTGAGAATAACAAAAATCACATCCCTGAATATCTTTTTTAACTATTTTTGCCATTTCAATCATTTGGTCTACAAATTCTCTAGACCAATTCTTTTTAAACCTTGTTCTAGTAATTGTGTGAAAAGCTCTTCCATCAATACGAATAATTACAGGAACTCTCCGAGTAAGTAAAAACTCACTCACTCTTTCATATTCCTTCATTCTATTACCTATATCTAAATGTTCCATCTATTCCTCCTTAAAATTTTGACAACCACAATACTTACATCCAATAGCATTCATTTTCTCATAAGAATCAAAATGTCTATTATATTCATGCCCACAAACACAAATTCGCTCATCTCCATACTTAGGATTATATTGACGTTCTACATAAGTTACTATTTTAATAATATAAGGTTTTTCTATTTTAGCCATTTATCATCCGTTCCTCCTAAACGTTCAGGATATATAAAATCTTTACTATCTTTAAAATCAATATATGGATTAGTAAGCTGACTAACATCATCATTAAATAGATATATTTGTTTATCTTCTGATTTTAGTAGCTTTTCATATTCTTTAGGTATATAAGCATAAACAAAATCATTTTCTTTTAGATATTTATCTTTCTTTTTAACTGGATAAATTCCTTGTATTTTAGAAATAAATCCGCTAGGTATATTATCGAATCCATTCCACATTCCATCTCTTATCCAATCAAAACCAGGAATTCTTAATTCAACTTCAGATTTATTACAGTTACAATTAGTATCCATCAAATTATTAATATCTCCTTCATTACTACGAATAAAAGTAGGATATTTTATTTTATCTTTTTTATATCCAAGTTTATCCCAAAATAATAATTGAGGTTGATTAGGATTTTCTTTTATCTTTCTTAATATAGGTATTGTGGTAAAATCTACTATACCTTCTTTAAACTTTTCTCCTAAAACGTCATAAACACCTTTTCCATAATTAACATCAAAATCGAAGAATTTGGTTTTCATACCTACAATAAAGAATTCTTTATTTCTTTTTCTTCCTATTTGTATTGCTTTATCAAGAAAATCTGCCTTAGTCTGATACCTAACGTGATAACCTCCTGGAAATGATTCTAAACTATCTTTGTTATCTACTATATATTTTTGCCAAAAATCATTCCTGAAAGTCTGACCTTGTAAAAAGAAATCTCTTAAATGCCCTCCTATTATTCCACTATCAATTATTTTATTAATAAACTCTTCAGGGTCAACATTAGTCACTGAAGGCATAAAAGGAGATATATAAGCTATAGATTTAATATGTGAATACTCACTTAATTCTTTTATAGCTTTTAATCTTTCAGAAGGTAGAGGAGCTAATGGTTCATATAATTTACCTAATTTATCATCTACTGTAGTAAATGAAACTGACAGTATTATCGGTGCTTTATAATTAGTCAATAGTTTCTTATATTCATCATTGTGGCAAATAAGATTCATTTTAGTATTTATAAATAAAGGTAACTGCAATGAAGAAGCTAATCTAAAGAAACTATCAGTTATTTTTAATTCAGTATCACATTCTTGAAAAGTTTCTCCTGTCGTACCTAATTCAATAAAATATTTATTCCTTAAAGCCCAATTCATAAAAGGATGAACTTCATCGTCTCCCCTAAAAGCTCTTTCAAAAGAATTTAATAATGAAGTATAAGCTACTAATCTAGCTACTTGAGGATTTTGTTTTATTCCATTTCTATTTAAAGTCATATCACGCATTTCTTTAGAATAACAAAATCTACAGAAGTTAGCACAACTTTGATATAAATCTAATTTTAAAGGAATTCCATTACTCCAAATCTTTAGTCCAGGGGCAAAAAGGGTGTCTAGACGGGTCTTGAAGTATTTAAAGTACATTTAATAACATCCTTTCTTTGTAATATTCTTTCCAATAATCTCTGTTGATATTAGCTTTTATATTACAAGATTTACAGAGAGTTATTAAATTTTCTTCGTTATTATTTTTCTTATTGTAGTCTATATGATGACAGTTTAGTATTGTTCCTATAATTTTTAAATGTTCTTCTTCAGTTATTCTGCAATTTTGGCAAGTATAATTATCTCTTTTACGGATTTTATCTCTTAAAGATTTATTAAACTCTTGAGGATACAAAGAATTTTCATAAGGAACTCCCGTTCCACCCTGAAATAAACTTACTTTTATTCTTAATTCAGGATTATCTTTATATTTCTGTATTCCTGAACAAATATTACATCTTTTACATCCCCAAGAAATATGTATTCCGCAATCAATACATTTATTATTCTTTGTTAGTCCGTGTTTATAATTACCATTTTTATTTCCTTTTAATCCTTCTTTACCAAAATTTTGATGGTCTTTTCCTAAAGGATAAACTCTAGTCTTTAACATCATTTCAGTATTTAATTTTACTCTTAAATCTTCTTTAGTTAATCCTTTATTCCAAGGAATATGCTCTCCTCTATAAGCTTTACAGCTAATACATATACAAGTTTCTTTATTATGTGTTCTAGTATTATGCCCACTTATAAATTGAGGAGTATAATATCTATGAGCTTTATTGTAAGGAATTTCTTTTTCACATCCACATTTACATTTCATTATAGTACATTCTGCTCCTTTTTAGCTTCTAGATATTTCTTTCCAGCTTCAAATCCTTTTTCATAAGAAAAGTATTTATCAGGTAAATCGTATCCTCCAACTCGAACATACCAGTGTTTGCCACCAACCCATTGACTTACTTTAATATCTTTTTCTTCAATAGCTTCGGAAGGAAAAAGTATTCCTTCACGAATTCTCGTTTCTAAGATATTCATATCCTTATCTAACGTTTGGCAACCATTATTTTTATTTATTAAAATAGTACCATAAATAGTAAACATATGATGGTAGCCGTTTAGTAAACTGTCTAAAACTTTACAATCATCTACTATTGTTTTTCTTGGTTCAGTTTCATCTTTTAAATGAAGTAAAAAAGAAATAACATTTTCATCAGGAGTATCAAAATGACCGTCTCTTGCCAACATAGGATTTTTAGCATATAGTTCTTTTATGTGCATATACGATTTTACTAAATCATTAGACCTTTGTTTTATAAACAAATCAAACGATTCTTTGGTATCTAATAATAAATACCAATAGTCTTTATTATCGTGAGCTTTTATCTTAACAAATTTAAACATTTTAACTCCTTATTTAAATGGTTTTCTATATCCATCTAATATCAGTAATTTTCTACAATTTTTACAAGTAACTTTATTTTTAATAGTTGTTAAATCACCATACCTTTTCGTACTACATCCACAAAAAGGTTTTCTATTAAATAACCAATCATAATGAACTTTATCTTTCATTCTCCCTCCATTGATTTAAATATTAAGTTGAATTCCTCTTCAGTTAAATGTTGCCAAAATATATTATTATCTTTTAAGAACATCACAGCTATTGTTTTTCTTTTAGGTCTACATATTACTTCTTCCCCAGAACAATAACCTATTGCATATTTTTTAATTAATTCTTTTTTGTTTACTATATCTTCAAACCTAGAAGATATCCCTAAATCAATTAATGAGCCTGTTTTCCAAGTTGTGAAATCAAATGAAGTTCCGTGCATTTTTTCTAACATAATCTTCTATCCTATTATTAAACTGTCTACAAACATCCAAACAATTATTTTTACATATATTATCTTTAGTAATATCATGATTATTAAACCATTCAATTCTCTTCTTTCTAAAATCTCTATCCATTTTAGAAATATAATTACCACCTTCTCTCATATAAATAATACAAGGGAATTGATAACCTTTAGCAATAGCTAAATCGTCTTTAATTAAATGACATTTTTTACAATCATTATTTTGTAATCCCCTAAAAGGAATATCATTTTTAAAATTATTTACTCTATATTTAAGTATAGGGTATTTGTTTATTAGTTTAGAGGGTAGTTTTGATAATTGTTCTACTGCTTTATTATATTGAGCTGAAGGAATAACTCTAATATCAGAAGGATTTAAACTATCAATAAATTTAATAGTTTCCAAAGTATAAGGAATATTTATTTCATTAAATACTACTCCTACCGTAACATAAGTATATTGAGATAAATATTTAATCATCTCACTAGCTTTATTCCAAGATTCTTTTATTCCTCCTGTCATTTTTTCGCCAATAGAACAACATCCACTATCTAAGGAAATACTGAAATCATTTACCCCCAAAGTAATTAAATCTCTATATAATTTTTTATCAGCAGTTCCGTTAGTTGATATAGCTATTCTTTTTACACTTTTCTTTTTGCATTCCCAAACAAGATGTTTTAAATGAGGATATAATGTTGGTTCACCACCACTAAATCTTATATTTTGAAGATTGTGTTCAAATAAATTATTCAATATATCAAAAGCTTCTTCTAAAGGCAAATCACCTCTTAACTCACTTTTTAATCCTCTACAATAAGGACATTTCAAATTACACCTATCAGTTAATATTATCTCACCTCTCATTATAGGAGAATTTTCCGATATATTTTTTGCTCTTTTTTCTGATAACGTATAGAATCCAATATTTTCAAGCTTCACCCTTACCTCCTAATTTTCATTTCTTTCCGCTTTTTTGATTGCTTCTACCCATCTAGATGAATAACATCCCGAATGGCAATATACTCTTGCGTTTTTTGAAAAATTATAATGTGTTCGGCTAAGGAATTCTTGGGCTTCTTCTCTACTAAAAAATGGTCCAGTTATCATACTTGCTATACTATACAGTCCATTCTCATTCACCTCAAAATTCTGTTTAGGGTCAATAATTATCCACCAGGGATAAGAGGTACTTTCATTTTCAGTAGATAATTCTACTTCTACTTTTATCATTTTAATATTCTCCTAATATTGCTATCATAAAAGCTTTAGTTATATCTTTATCTAAACTATCTAAATTTTTAATTGCTAACTCGTATTGTTCTTTATTTAAAGGAATTGCTAATATTTGTACATAATCTTTTATTTCTTTACATTGACTACTTTCATCTACTAATCTTCTCCCTTTTCCTTTTTGTACTGCTTCTCCCTTATTATAATTTAAATATTTTGTTTTTCTCTCTAATTTATTCTTATCTAAATTACAAGCGTTTAAAGTTTCGGTAGAAGCTCCATCTAACATTCCTTTTAAAGTTTCTTGGCTATCGTAAGCATTATGTTTACCTTTAATAGTAGTAGCAAATATCATTTGTTTACATTCTTCATCGGTAGCTTCAATAATTCTACAAGATATTTCGGGATAACCTAATTCCCTAAAAGCTTTAGTTCTCCATTCTCCATCAATAATTTCATAGCTTTCAATTAACTCATTTTTCTTTCTAACTATAATAGGACTAAATAATCCAAATTTCTTTATAGAAGAAAGTAATTTCTTAAATGTCCCATCAGGCATACGATTAGGATTAAAAGTGTTAGGAACAATCTTACTTAATTCAATCTTAGTTATTTCCATAAATCTCCTTGTATTATATATTTTTTATCTACATAAAAACTATCTTTAAGTATTTCTACTGCAAAAATCCTATCGTTATATTTAAAACGATAATAAGTTCCATTAGAAAAATTATCTCTCTTATAATCTATACTATTTAATAATTCTTCTATATTATTTACTTTTATAAATCCATTAGGTATATTTATTTCCATTCTTCTCCTTTGTAATTAATAAAGTAGTAGAGGAAGGAATCAGACCTTCGACCTGATGGTTATGAGCCAACTGCTCTATCACTGAGCTACTCTACTGTAAAATAAAAGCGGAATACGAGATTCGAACTCGTACCTTCAGCTTGGAAGGCTATTATGCTACCATTAAACACCAATTCCGCATAAGTCTATGATAAGATTTGAACTTATGGTTTTACTGCTTTGCAGGCAGTTGCTTTTGACCTCTCAGCCACATAGACATAATAACAGGGATGATGGGATTTGAACCCACGATAGCCAACTCGACAGGCTGGTGCATTAAACCTAACTATGCTACATCCCTATATTAAATGACACTGGGGAGAATCGAACTCCCATACTCAGGCTGAAAACCTGATTTGTTATCCGTTACAAAACAGTGTCTAAAAATTGCGGGTGATGGACTCGAACCATCAAGTCTTACGACAGTAGCTTATGAGACTACCGAGTTTCCTCTACTCTAACCCGCATAATTAAAACGAAGAGGATAGGATTTGAACCTATGAACCTTTCGGTTAATAGTTTAGCAAACTATCTCAATAAACCAAACTCTGACACCTCTTCAAAGTCTGCCTGACAGGACTCGAACCTGTATGACCTAACTTAGAAGGTTAGTGTTCGTCCATTGAACCACAGGCAGTATAATTTAGAGGGATTACCCTAATGCCCTAAATTACCTAAGTTCTTATAGTGTTCCCTCTTGCGAAGGGCTTAGGATTAATTCACGCAAGTTTTGGCACCTACTCTCATCCCCCAATTCTATTATTTTTTGGCAGGGAAGGTAGGGGTCGAACCTACACTTGGACTGGTTAACAGCCAGTTGCCATACCGATTAGGCGACTTCCCTATTAAGTTGGCGAAGAAGGATTTGAACCTCCGACCAAGAGCTTATCAAGCTCCTGCTCTACCAACTGAGCTATTCGCCAAATTTAATTCTCAAGAATATAAAGAGCTAATAAATATTTATCTCTTTGAGCTTTTTTCTTTGGTTCTAAAGTAGATAGGTTATGTTTTATATCTTCTATTTTTACTTTTGTTGCTAAACTATCTTCTTTAACTCTTAAAAGATAATCAATGTATTTCTCACCTTCTATTTTAGTCAATATTACAACTTTGTCAACAATTATTTTTCTCACTCCTCTTTTAAGTAATTCTTTAGCGGTTATTTTACTATCTTCGATTACATCATGTAATAAAGCAACAGAATATAATATTTCTGTTTCGTCTATAGGAAACGGTCTATAAAATCTCATAGCAACTTCTTTAGGATGTTCAATATAAGGAGTTTTATTATCGTGCCTAAATTGACCCTTATGAGCTTCTTTTGCTATTTCTAAAGCTAGTTTAACTTGTCTATTCATTCTTTTTCTCTCTAATTTTTACAAATTTTTGTGCTAAACCTATTTTTGTACTTTCTTGTTCGTAAAATTCCCTAAATTTATCATTTTTTAGCTTTTCATTTAAATGAATATCAACATTCTCTAATCTTATTTTTTCCCTCTTTTTGTTTTTTTTATTAATATTAGTTCTTAAAAAACAAAATCTTTTTGAAACACATTCGGACTTTCTACACTCATCAGTGAATTTACCAAAACAATTAGGTTTCATAGTTATCTCCATTCTGAAAATCTTCTAATATTTCTATTATTTTATCATTGCATTTTAACAGTATTTCCAATACTTCTCCAGTAGTCGTATCACCGCCTATAGGTTTCATTTTATTATCTCTTTTAATTTATTAATAGTAAACTGTTCTATTAATTCATAATTAGGTTTACTTGGTAATTTAGAATTTTCTGTAATTGATTCAACTTCTTTTTCTAACTCATAAGAGAAATCAAAAATCTTATTTATTTCCCATTTTCCATTACGAATATCTTTTAATAAACTAGCTTCTTTTAAAGGGAATTTAATTTCTCCTGTTTGTAATAATTCTAATCCTTCGAGCATTAATCTTATTAAATGCATACCAAATTTTGTATCGTATCCATATTTAGTAAGAAGTTCTTCCCTATTTCCTACTTTATTTAATCTTTCAGTTAATATTTCTTTGGCTTTAGCTACATCACTATGAGGCATTAAATTTAAATCGCCTATTTGAACGAAATTAATATTTCCTCTATCGTCATTTCTTCTTTTTATAAAATGAGGGCATTTATTATCTAAAACAATTTCTAATAAAGTTTTACCATAATCTACATTACGAAAATAATCTAAAGCATTAATAAAATCAAAATAATTATCTTTTTTAATTACCATTTTATGTTTCTGACTAAAAGCATAAGACATAAATTTTATCTTAAGTCCTTTATGAGGAAATAAATATTTATTTGCTAATAGTTCGTTACCTAACGAATTAGAGAATATTATATTTTGCTTATTAACAAATAATATTTCAATTATATTTGGATTATTCTCCAAAGCAAGTTTAATAAACTTTCTAAACTCATAGAGTTTCCTATCAAGTGCTTTCTCAGTATTCTTACCTTCACTATTTCTATCTTTAATACTAAAATCTACTTCTTCAACTTTTTTAAATCCTAATATATATTCAATAGAAGGAATAAAAATACCCACATAATCTCTATCTGAAGTCTCCAAATTAGTACCATATAAATAACTGCCTGATACTATTTCTAATATTTTATTATTTTCTGCTAATTCTTTTTCGTTCATTTTCTATAATCCTTTCATCTCACCTCTCCTTTGTAGGTTGTTCTTATTGCTTTATTCCCAAATCATCAAGAATTTCTGAAGCGACACACCCAGCCTTATCCATAGAATATTCAGGCTTGCCTTTATACATAGTAACACTGTTTTATATTCCCTACCCATAGTTAAGGAAGAACTATAATATGCTTGTGGATTAACAACATTAATGTTCCAAATATCCCGACTAAAAATCCAAATAGGTATCCGACCCAGAAACCAAAATTAACAATCGCTCTCATTTGTCCTTTTTCGCCATCATATCGAGGATGGCTAATCGTATGTCATTTTTGTTATTAAACATTTTTTACAACGCCATTTAGTCGCCATTGAATTAGATGTTACCATAGGCATAGGGTCTATAAACCAATCGTGTTCACATTCCAAGCTCGGCTTAGACTGGGAGTGTTCTTTTAAATTATACAATTCTTCAGCTACTTTATTATGTTTTTCCACCCATATCCACATATCCTCTTCTAACTTTTTACATTCCTTCTCTTTCTCCGCAAGGGTTGATTGGAGTTGCTCAATAGATACCTTATAATCCAAAAGTTTTTCATGGCTTCCGTCAACACAGGTTATATAATGCTCGTTATCTTTCCTCAACTCCTCATTCTCTTTTTGGAGTTGGGCAATCCGCCTATCCCTCTCCACAATCAGGGGGAGTATTAGAGAACGGCAATGTCTATACCCCTCTGTAAATGCTTCAGCTTCTAGTTGTGATGAATAGAATTCAAATCCGTTAATGTCCTCCGGCACAACCTTGCTTGCGGTTAGATAATTTTTACAAACTTCTCGCATAGTTTTAACCGCTCGCAATTCTTTGTCCGTTAACGGTATTCCTATGTGTATATAGGTTTCTGCGGCACTCCTAATCGCTTCGTCCATTTAATCCTCCTCTTGAATAATAATTTTAATCTTAACTATCTTTGCATCTGGAAAACTATTTTTTATTCTTGGTAATACCAACCTTGCCGACTTTCTTGTCCTGAAAATAGCTTGTCTTATATCATCAGTATCATCCCATATGTGATTAATCCACATTCTACCAATAAAACCAGGATAGTATTTTCCATCTAAATCCATATAACGAACATTTATACCCCAAGCATATCTACTTTCTACTAATCTTTTCTTATCATCCATAGTTAGGGTGTCCTTAGTATAATTTTCTTATTAAATCAGCAAAGGGATTGTCTTTGTCTTTATAGACGATATTCCAATTAAAAGATAGCCAATATAGAATAGGTTGTAAAATACAGACATAGAAAATTACTGTTACTGCCAATAATCCTGCTATCGGCATCGCTACCGCTAACAAACCATTTAACCAATATCCTACCTTGAACCATTTAGCGTAGGGGATAATATGACCAAGTATTAAAGGGATAAATACAACCCCTAACACCTCTGCTAGCTTTAATCCTAAAAACAGCAATAATTTTTTCATCGCTACCCCCTTTTCTTAGTGGATGGTGGAGTTAAAATTCTTCCATTACCTTATCAACTTCGGATTTAGTTATAATATTAGTCTTTAGTGCTTGTCTTATTAAACATAAAACCGCACTCGTTACTTCCCAACTATCTTCTTCTTTAATTATTAAATCCATCGTCTCACCTCTCCTTTAGTAGGTTGTCAAATTCTTCTAACCAATCGCTACCGTATTTATTCATATCTCTACTCCTTCAGTTTATCCTGGATGTCGGATAAGACTTTAAAATAATATTTCTTATCATCACATCCAGTATTTGAATATGGACAAACTTCACAACTTTCATAACCCTTACCACATAATTTTATAGTCTTCCTCATCTTCCCCACTTCCTCGGAGATGGCGAGGATGATTTCTTTAGATAGCCTTTTCATATGTTCACATTCTTTTCTGCAATCTATCTGCTTACCTTTATCACCAAAACAACTTGAATATTTAAAACAATCATCAGCTAATAAATTATTTAATCTCTCCCTCACGCTATTTGGCATTATCTCTCCTTATAACAACTTATTTAATATCTGAGTATTTATTAATAATTCTTTTTTAGACCAATTAAATCTATAAGCGATTTTTTCATAATCTTTGTTTTCTTTTTCATCTTTTA